AACTTATCTTTCATCTTCATTAGTCTTTATCCCAATCTGCATCAACTGGTTGTTCTGCTGGCATTGCGCCATCTGGCTTTGCTGCTAAACGTGCTGCAGTTGCATCAATTTCTGCTTCAAGCTTCTTATCAGCCTGTGTATTCTTTGCATCCATCTCTTTGTTATCGAGCTGTGCCTTCATAATATCTTTTGCACCACTTTGTCCAATTAATAGACCAGCAAGTGTTCCTGTAATAAATGTTGCAACGCTTCCAAGAACATTAAAGAACATCTTATCGTTCTCTGACTGTCCGCCAATTGGTTGTGTTACAAACAATAGTCCGTATAAAATTCCTACCGCAGTAAGAAATAAAATGGAACCAAGCGTGATTCCTAAAATAAATTTTAATCTAGCATCTAGATCTTGTGGACTTAGTCTCTCTTTAGCCATTTGTAGTACCTGTTTCAGTAGTAGTAGTTGATACTTTACCAATTACATCCTTAGTGCATGTGCCAGTTGCTTCACAAATTGGAGGGTTGCATTCAGCCTTTTCCCAATTTGCTGGATCTTGGCATGGGTATCTATATGAACCCTGATAGCCACAACTAGTTAATGATAGCACTAGTAGACCTGATAAAGCAATAGCAGTTATTTTTTTCATAACTCTATTATACCTTATTCCTCGTCTTTTCTTAGGGGTATGGTAATTAGCCATATTACAGTAACTATTACTGTTGCTAGGCCCACTACATCCTGTGCCGTCCCAGTAAGGGTCAACCAGGCTATGAAGAATCCAAGGAGGGTCCATAGCTGGGCTATGCTTTCCTTTACTGCTTCCCATATCCAATTAAAGAAACCTTTAATTATTTTCATTATATCCTCCTTGTCATGGCTGCTGCCACAATATTTCCTGCAATAATTACTGGTACCACAACCTCTTGTGCTTTTTCTCTTTGGTCATCCGTCATATCCTTACCCCATTCTGATGGGCTAAGTAATTTTTCAAAATCAATATCTGCAATAGCTCCGATTGGGTCTGATAAAAATGCTTCTGTGGCAACCTCTGTTGTTGCATCTGCTAACGTATATGGCATTGGAGCACTAGCATTCTCTTTAATTCTATCACCAAATTCTTGTAAGGCTGTTGCTAAATTTTTATCGGTGGCGGCTAATGCTGCCACCTTTGCTATTTCTGACGCTCTAATTCCAAGGCCTTCTGCAACCGCCGCTTTCTGTTCTGGAGTTAATTTAGTTAATGTATCTTTACTTGTTAAATCTGCAATTAGGTTTGCTGTCTCTTCTGTGATAGTATTAGTAGATGGTTTTTCAGAAGGTTCAGCAGGAGTTGGCTCTGGTTCAGGAGTTGGCTCTTGATCTATATCCGATGGCTGAGGTGAAGGCTCTGATGAAGGCTCATCAGTGGGCTCTGTCTCAGGGGTTGGATCTGGTGTCGGTTCATCTGTGGTTTCAGAATCTGGAGTTGGAGTGGGATCGTCTGGTTCAGTTTGGTCAGGCGATGGCTCAGGAGAAGGTTCAGGCGTAGGATCAGTTGTTGAATCTGGAGTTGGTTGTGGTTGATTTGCCATAGCAGCAGCTATTGCTGCAGCAACTCTTTGTTGCTCTTCAAACTGCCAAGTTTCATTATATAATTCCCATGCATCATCTATTGCATTATTTAAATCAATAATAGATTGATCGTAAGCTGACTGTGTATTATTTTTAGCAGTCAAAGCATTTGCTGTAGTTGTTACAGCAGTATTATATGTAGTAGTCTTAGTTGTCAGCGTTTGATTATATGTTGTTAATGTAGAATTTGCAGTATTGTATGCAGAAAGTTTTGTATTATATGTAGCAAGTTTAGTATTGTAATCTGTCTGAGCCGCCGCCTTTGCAGTTACTGCTGCATTATATGCATCAATTTGTGCCTGTGTTGCACCAGGACCAGAAGAAAATGTATTAAGATTACAACTAAAATCTTCCCCCCATACTCTTGGATTTCCAGCATAGTCACAACCTGCACCAGTCATTCCGCCAGGAATTGTCCAGCCAAGATGATAAGATCCTGGACCTCCTCCGTTATACCACCATATTTCTACATCAAAAGTTTTATCTTGAGTTACATCATATGTTGGGGACCATTGGCTCCATGTTGATCCTTGTTCACGCCAATTGTTAACAGCAAGATCTCCATCAATATACATTTTGAAACCATCATCTGTATATCCTGCAAATGCTACTGTTGTAAACCATGAAGGAACAGTAATCTTTCCAGTAAACTTAACTACTATATTTTCATATCTATTACCACAAACTGGTAGATTCATATAATTCGAGTCCCAGGTGCCAGAGCAAATTACGGAATCTGGTACTGCATAACTAGGCCAAATTCTTGCTAAATTATATACAGTATATTGCAGACCGTCACCGCCAGCATTATCAATTACTGATTGTGCTGATTGAAGATTACTATTTGCAGTGGCCAAGTTTAACGCTGATATGTCAAGGGCATCCTTAGCAGAATCTCTTTGATTTAATGCTGTAGCAACTGTAGCAGTTTGTTCATCTACTGCTGATTGAGCTGTATTCTTTTCTTGTAATGCTGTTGCTTCTGCTGCTACCGCCGCATTATATGCATCATAGGCATCATCTCTAGCCTCTTTTGCGGCTACTGCATCATCATATTTATCTTCTGCTATATCTATTAAGGCTTGAGTTTCAGCCTCTTCTGTTAGGTTGCCAACCTTTTCATTAAGCTCTTGTATTTCTTGAGCGGCTAAACTTAGTGGATCATCACTGTAAGCAGGTGTAAGGAATAGCCAACCAAACCCTAAAATGGCTGTTAATGTTAATCTCCATAGTTTAGTCCTAGTCAACTAATAACTCCTTGTTATAACTTTTATAACAAGTTAATTATATCATTGAACTACTTAGCGTTATCTGTTTTGTAAAAGCCAGAACCTTTAAACTGAATACCAAACGTACCGAACTGTTTAACCATTGCAGCACCGCATTTATCACAGAGTTCTGTCATTGTTGATTCACTGATTGGTTTGTTAATTTCTTTAGTGTGTTCACATATAACACACTTATAATCATAGTTTGGCACATCTCTCCTAAATGTTAAGGAGCAGTTTAGCCACAGTGCTCAGGTGGATCCTGCGGGTAGCGGCCCGCATATAATCTGCGACTCCCCAGTGACGGGGTGCAGACTACCATTATATCTTATTTGATTTTAATTGTCTTTGGCTTTTTATCTTCAGGGACAATGCGATCAATATTAATATGAAGCATACCGTCCTTTAGAGATGCACTAGAGACTTCCATATATTCTCCAAGAGCAAATGAGCGTGTGAATTTACGTGCAGCAATTCCTTTATGCAGAACCTCTGCGTCTGTAACTTCTGTAATTTCTCCAGATACCACAAGGGTTCCGTTGTCTACTGAGAGATCAATGTCTTCCTTTGTGAATCCTGCTACTGCGAGAGACACTCTATATGTGTCATCGTCTAGCTTTAATACATCGTATGGTGGATATGATTGGCGTGATGCAGCGTTGTGCACGTTAGCCATTCTTTCAATCTCACGATTAAAGCCAATAAAAAAAGGATCCTTGAAAAGATCCCATGTATATGTTGTTACCATTTTATTCCTCCTTCAAGCGAATAAGTTAATTTATAGGCCCCTATTGGCGACCTAATAATATTATAGCATAATTTTTAATCGTTTGGGATTTCTCTGATATCCATTTCTATCAGTCCCATTTCTTTTGCTATCTTGTGTCCTTCTGGACTAAGATGTAGTGTTGCTTCAAGATTTTCATCGTATTCAACCTCCATCAAACCTTCTTCATATAACTTCATCATAGCAGAGTCAACATATTCAATATGGGCTTGCCATAATTCTGGCGCTAGTTCCTTTGCATTTTCACTAATTGAAAATATCATTTCTCCACTCTCGTCAACGCCTTCTAAGGAAATGGCGCCTATTTCTAAATAGTATGACATTTTCATATCGTCCTCTTCTTCATCCATAAAATCTCCTTTGTGCAACAGGTAGGACTTGAACCTACGATAGCCGAATTATGAGTTCGGGGCCTTAACCAACTTGGCTACTGTTGCCAAGTATCTATTGTAACGTGCCATCTTCATTTTTGTCAATGGTTTCTTCAACTACTTGCTGTACATATTCAGAAAAATGTTTTCTAATATTACCCATTGGTCTAGTCCCCAAGGACTTCCATATTCTTTTATACTCTACAATATTTGCAAACGTGGTGGGGCAGACCTGTATACCATTATACTCTTTTAATACTGTTGGTAGCGGTACGTGTTTTCCACAACATTTACATTCTTTAGCTTTTTCTTGGTATATACTCATACTATTTCCATTCCGTCTAATACATCAGATAAATCTTTCGGCATTCTTGGTGCCCTGATCATGTTTGTTACTATGGTGTCATCCTCATTTTCTCTATCCCACTTTAGAGAACTATAAGTATGTATATCTATTTCTTCATTGTTTTGTGGCCTACTTCTACTAATAGCATTATAAATAGATCCACAAACTGCGTCCGCCAAGTCTTTTGACCCCTTTCTTGGGTGGTCAACTCTGTCTCTCATAATTTTTAACTGCAATAATTCATCGATAAGAAGTTTTATTGCTGGCCCAGTTAGTCTATCTTCCGCAACAACCATCGCCATATCATCGTAATGCTTTTTTGCAACAGATAATGTTTCAGTATTAATTCCGTACTGCTTTAGCTGTTGCATCATATCGTGTGAGTTCCAGCGGTCAAATGTGCATACACGAATTTTAAATCCCTTAGTTCTAAGAGACAAAATATAATCTTTGACTTCTGTAAAATCAACAGATTTATCTGCGGTTGGTGTCCAGTATCTAACTGCATCAACTTCTACAATTGGTGCTGGCTGAGAGTAGGTATCAGTTACTTTTACATTTACCCATTTCTGCACATGTGCCATAGCAACTGCACAATGGTCATGCTTTTGTGCAAGGTCTACGTGCAAGAAATATTCTTTATCTGGGTCTGGAGCAAACCAATCTTCAAACCTTCCAAACTCATCTACTGCAAGCGCCATATTGTTAAAAGATTTTTCTATCTTTTCTCTAGACTTAAAGAAAGCATCAATCGCTTCGGCTGGCATGCATGCGAATCTACCTAAAGCATCTGGTGCATTTTTATAGAACGCTACCTTAAAATCGTCTATGCTTCTTGTAGGGTTAATCTCCCATGTTGGTCTTTTAAGGGCATACATTCTTGGATACTTATAGGACAAGATATGATCTTCTTCCCATTCAATATCAAACTCGTTGCCGTCGGTTCCGTCTGGCAAGTCTGTATCTAGCTTAAAATGATGCGACCTAATAACAGTTTCTTTTTCAGCAATAACGTCATCATATCTTTGCTGAATATAATCATTTTTGTATCTAGGGAATGAAAGAAGAATTACTTTGCCATAGTCTGGGAAACGAGAATCAACTGATGCCCTATACATCTCATAAATAGCGCTACCAGTCTTTGCCTGCTCATGCCCCGTTGTGTTCTCAATACTAAAGCCAGAAATTTCGTCTAGGATAACAACAATTACGTTATACCCTTCCCAAGCCTCACGCTCTGAGTGACCTGAATGAACTGTAATATTCTTATTAAATTTAATTTCAGAAGCTTTTTCTGAATACTTTCCTACAAACCATGGAGACTTGTCTATTCTTGTTCTAAATCCTTTAAAAAAAACGTTGCTTGCCTGCTGTGCGTTAATAGCAATATTGATGATATCAATAGAATCCCCAGGAGGCTTACCGTAATAGTGTGCTGGATCTTTTAAACATAATAGTAAATAAACTATATAGGCAACAGAAATAGTTGAGCAATAATCTTTTCCAGACCCCTTGCCCAGTTGAGCAACAACCTCGTTAGCAGTCTGTTTATATGTTCTCTTGCCTTCTTCTTCGCCAAATAGTTTTATTAAGGTTGATTCTTTATAAACCTGAGAAGACTTTTCAATTAATGTATATTGATATTCTGAAAGTGGTGGCAGTCCAAGAAACTCTGGACTAGTTACAAATGTGCGTAGATCTACTGGACGCTCATCAAACTCTTCGCCATCTAAGATATCAATAAGATCATTAAAATTAAGATCCACTAACTTCCTCGATTATCTCAACTGATTCAACTATCCCAGTTATTTGGGATAAACGCTTTGCAACATCCATCTTACATTTTGGACAGGTTGCAGTTACTTCTTTTAAAATCTTAACCAGTATGTCTTGCTTACGCTCTGTCTCCGCCAGCTGTGTTGCAAGCTCTGCGTTATCTAGAAGACCAACTTCTTGAAGCATGCCAATGCGTTTTCCTTCAATGTCTGCAATTAATTTTAATGCTCCTGATTTAACGCTAAGCTGACCAGCCTGATCTGCATCTTCTACAGTTTTCCAGGCTTCTTTAATAAGCATTGCATAGTGTTGGTCTGCCCCTACAATAGCCTCTTTAGCCCGTTCTCTGGCGGCTGTGTCGTTGTGTACGACTGTCTTCCACTCACCTATTAGCTCAACTACTTCAGCACGTTTAAAGCCTGTTAGAGTGGCAATTTGGGTTGGATTATTTCCTTTAAGCAGTTCTTCAACTACCTTATTCATACGATCATAATGATCTGCTAGTTCGATTTCCATATACTAGTATTATACTTCTAGTCGACTGAAATAGCAACCTGAGATTTAGCTATTTTATATAAAATCAAATAGCCAATTAGGTCATCGATATCATTATCTCCTGCATATCCCTGATTATTTTTAACTCTGTTTAATTTATCATCGATTCTTACCTTGAGTTGCTCTACTGAATCCGCCGTCGAAAATATTCTGGCTGGCTCTAAGGCTGAGTTTCCATACGATATGTTCTTTTCAATAAGCATGTGAGCAATTTCATGACAGGTGGACCAAATCTTGTTCCCTGCAGGAGCACCTACAGATTTTAAATATAGGTCGCTACAATTAAATGTTGTTACATCCTCAAACACTGGCTTCAACATATTATCTCCTTGGTCTTAAAGTTGCTAAAAAATGATCGTCTATATTATTATTTGGATCCGCCTCATACTTAATTGTCTCTATTGTATAATATTTTTCTACTATTGACAATACCTCTGTCTCAGTATCATCCATCCATGTTCTACTATGTAAAACTAATTTACCTGTGTTTAATTCAGATAAATACTTATTTAATTCATCATCATGAATATGTTGAAATACTAAGCTTGCAAGAACCATATCAAACGGAATCCCCTTAATCTTTTCCCAATTAGATGTATATATGATGTTAGTTTTTTTATTTTCCTCTGGAACTAAATCTATCATATTGGGCAGATCAAAAGCTATTACGTTAGAATAGGTTTTAGACAACTCTATTGAATTTCTTCCTATGCCGCAACCAAAATCTAAAGCATATTGATTATTATGCTCCACACCTTTTGCCAAGTCTATTACGTTTTCGTAGGCCTGCATGTCTTTAAATTCTCCGCTATACCCAGTTAAAATAGCATCGCCAGCATCTTTAGCGCTTAAGCTCTCCCAAAAACTTTTCATTTTCTAATCAACCCAAACTTTTCTAAATACCTCTGTATGGTCATAGCAGAGACTTTGCATTCTGCAGCAATTTCTGTAACTGTTTTCTTTTGAACTACATACCTACGGTATAGCCAAGTTTGGCTTTGATATAATTTCATCGCTCTGTCAACACCTTATTTGCATAATGGGCTATACCAAAAGAGTCAGCCACGTCAAAATCTTTTAAAAATAAATTATACTTATTATTAAAATAATCTACTGTTCTTTGTTTACGCATATTACGCAATTGTGTTTTATACCACGAATCTGCATAACCTGGACTTTTTACTCTTATTGCCTGCTTTTCATCTTTCGTTGGGTTCTTATTTCCGATATATGCCTGCCAAGAACTAGGGGATATAGTAATAACGGAAGCGCCAGTAGACATAAGCTCAGCAATAACAACACCATAGACATACGACAATTTTATCACAGCATCTGGCGATCTGACAAGTATTGCTCCCTCTACGGCAATATAATCAGCCTTTAATTCATCAAGCATTACATGCATTTTCTTTTTAGCATCATATATTTTTTCGTATATATCTGCTCCAACAAACTCAATCTTGCCCCACTTTAAAGGCTTATCGTTTTCCATCAAGCAAAAGGCTACGGAATTTGTAGACGCATCTATGCCCAATACACGGTTGGCTTTAGTCTTAACTAGTTCAGCTAATTTCATCTAGCATACCTTTTATCTTAGATCTTTTAGTTATATCTATTTTCTTTTGACATGAGGCGCATAGGGTTGTTTCATTATATCTACTCAGTTGAGCATTACATTTTTTGCATCCACGAGCAGCACCATTTCGAATAGCTTTCTTTTCATAATACTTTTCCATGATTCTGCGATTTGTCGCAACTCTGCAACACTCATCAGTACAATATTTTTGATTGTGCGTCTTTGGCTCAAAGTCTTTGGCGCATTCTTTATTTGCACAAATCATAGCTTAGGGACCTTATATGATTCTATTTGAACTGTTCCTATAAGACCTGCATAACATTCTTTTTTAATTGGGCAATACGTACATGGCATCTTAGATTTTGATGCTCCTTGTGGGCGCATTGGAAGATCTCCATCTTTAAAGTTATCCCAAACTTCGCACATCCAAACAAATAGATCTTCAATTATTTCTGTATTTTTTTCATTCATTGAGATTGGAATAACAATAAGCTCTTGAGTATTCTTATTCTCATACAGGAAAAATCCTTCTTTAGCATTCTTTAGCTTCATATATGTAAGTAATTGAAGCATATGGTTTGGTGTAGGCTTCATCTCTGCCTGCCTTGCATCCCAGACTTCCTGCTTAGCCGTCTTGATTTCTCCAATAACCGTCTCGTTATCGTATTCCATAATCAAGTCTATGAAACCTCTAATCGGAGGATACTCGTTTATAATTTCTTCTTCTTCTATTCTAAACTCTGGCATAGTGGCAATTAACTTCTGAAGTCTCTCGTGTGCCTGCGTTCCTTGTGCCATATTAGCAACAGCAACAGCATCGTTATCATCAATAAACATTGCTCCACTAAATGCCATATACCAATATCTTGGGCATGTGCCATGGCCGTATCCGAGGGAGCTTGGACTAAATGACTTCTTTGTCATCTCTCCGTCTGCACGTTTTGTATTACGATAGGATTCATCAAGCAACTGTGCAAACTTTTCTGGATCGAAGTGTTTGCCAGTATGCTTTTTAAATTTAAGATTCTTTACTATGTCTCTAGCCATTATTTAATATCCTTCCAGAAAGCCGCCAATAAAAAAATAACGGGACCAAATATAACTAATGCTTGTATCCAACTCATGAGTTATACCTAACGACATACTTGAGTGCATCTACAAGTTTGTCTATGGACTCCTTTGCTGAATAGTAGATATTCTTTTTATTATTGTTTGTTGTACCAGCTTTATCTTTAGCTATAGTAGAATAATAAGAAGCCATCATGGAAAATTTTGTAGACATAGCCTGAAGCTCAATAATTAAATACGGGGCCTTTGCTGAAGGCACGTCTGGATTCATAAGAAGCTTTACAACAATTGATAAGGCTCTGTCTAATTGCTCATCTGCCATATACTCATGAAGATCATTGAACTCCGTAATTGAACTGATTAGTTCAAGGGTGTTCTTATCGTCCGCCATTCTTAATCCTCTTATCTATTTTATCTATGAATAAGCCTAAGCCATATCCAACTACAAAACCTATCATCAAGCCCACCATAAACATTGTCATTAGATAAACCTCTGAACTATTCCATACCCAATCCATAAACCAACAATACCCATTAGTCCAGCAAATACTGGTGGTGCTGGAATTGGAAGTTTAAAGACACTAAAGATACCGCCGACTGCAATACCAGTTAAAGTTGTATATAAAATTTCTTTCATTTCTTTACCTTTTTATGATTTGGTGTATATGGACCAACTATCGATCTAATTGTTCCGTCCTTACGAATCTTTACAATCATACCATTTTTAATAATAGTATCGTTAAACCTACGCTTGTTGGCCATTGTTGTCCTCCCAAAACTGGATCAGCTCTTCTAAAACTGCCCACTCAATAATTCCAAGACGAACCTTGGAATCTGTTCCAATAATAATTTTTAGTGCTGGGTGCATATCTCTACTAACTTTAAAGGTGTCTGTGCATATCTTAGACCATACGGGCTTGTTTAACGCAAATGAAGCAGAAGCTTCTTTATAATCTACAAGAAACTGCTTCCATTTAGCATCACCCTTTTGATAATCACCACGTCCAGAATTTTTTTGAGCCTTAGCGCCATCACGCTTTACTTCAGATCTTTCTGACATTAGCCCACCACATAAGAATTTTTATGTCCATCTGGACAATCCCAAGATATGGTACGCTCTGATGCATTCCAAAAATATTCTTCAGAATCTTTATCACATTTACCACAAGGCTTTCTGCCACCCATTCTTTCTAATTCTGGAGACATAACCTTTTCTGGTTTAGATATAAATTCATTAAGATCTGGCACGAATATCCTCCTGTAGCTTTTCAACTACATCTGGGTTATCACGAAGGTACTGCACTGCCTTTGCTCTACCCTGGAATCTTTCACCATTGACGGTGTACCAAGCGCCACCTTTTTCCACGACTCCGCACATTTCTGCAACATCTAATGTCTCTCCAATCAGATCTATACCAAGAACATCCCCTTGGTAGTAGAAGTCGTACTGTCCCGATAAATTAGGGGGGCCGACTTTGTTGTAATCAATAATCCAATTAACTGGTCTTCCGACTCTTTGTTCAATAATCTTGTCGCCAACTTTAACGCCAGCCTTAATAGCATTTGCTTCAGCCTCAGACGACCAAAGTTTAATGACGGTTGAAGAAAAGAACTTGACTGCCATGCCACCTGTGGGGATGTGACTAGCATGCATAGATCCAAATTGGTTTCGTTGTTGTGAGATGAGAACAAGTAGTGTGTTTTTGTTTGCATAGTTTAACATCTTGACTGCGTGGGTCATATCCTTTGCTTCAGCGCCGATTTGCTTTGTATCCTGCAAATCTTTCATTTCATTTCCATCTTTTTCAAAGTAGATGGCTGGGAGCAATGCTGAAATAGAGTCAACTACAATTAAATCAACTCCTGCATCCATAAGCTTTGTAGCAACATCTACCATATCATTTACTGTTTTTGCTGGTGAATAGATAAGCTTTTCTGAATCTACACCTAGTAATTCTGCCCATGCTGGATCATAAGAATGCTCTGCATCAATCCAGGCACAAGTCTTACCTTCTTTTTGAGCCAATGCTATCATCTGTAGACAAAAGGAAGATTTACCAGCAGACTTATTTCCCCATACAAGAATTTGTCTTCCATAGGCAAGCCCGCCTCTTAGCGCTAAGTTTAATCCAATACTAGGAGTTGACTGCTTGTCTACATTAACGCTGACAGCAGACTGAACTCTTGCTCTGGTTTTTGGATCTAATTTAGCTAATATATCATCTAATACAATTTCCATTATTATTCTTTCTTCTCTCTACTCATTATAGCATTAAAATAAATTACCGTGAAGTCTTGGACGCTCTTTATTTTTATTAATCTTTGCTTCCAGTACATCATCTAGGCTGTGCAAAATTTGTTCTTCATTTCTCATTGCAGCGTAAACATCTAATAGTCTGATAATAACATCAGCCATTTCTTCTACAATTTGCTCACTACCCTTAGTCTTTCTAATTGCTTCTAGTACTTCAGTAACTTCTGAATGTACAAGCGCAAGTTTGTTTCCAATCTTGTCATGAGAATATTCTCCATCCCAGAACCCCTTTTCTTTTGCTGTTTCATGAAGCATTGCCGCCAATGCGTCTAGTCCGTATTCTGTTAATATATCACTCTGTGTCATTTTTCTCTCTTAAACTAAATGTAAATGATGGGCCTTCCTCATCATAATCAATTACTAATTCCTTTTCTGACGTTCCAGCATCTAAAAATCTTAACGTTGGAACTGTAAGCTTTTTATACTCCTCTAGTACTGCTACCAAAACTTGATTAATGCTTATTGAAGTAACCAAGCCCTCGATATCTTGTGTCATTTTATTTCCTTAATCATCAGGGTTCCGTCATCAAGTTTGGATAGTATTACCTGACATTTCATTCCCTCACGCATTTTTGCTAAGGCAATCTTATACATACTAGAGAAAACAATAGCTCTAGTTAAATTTTTATCTCTATCAGATAGGACTATGTGAGCCATAGTCTTTCCTGCCTTTGTCTTATAAGGTGTAAAGTTTACCACAGTATACTCGTTGTCGGCAAGGTCGTATTCTTTGCGATATAAATAGTCTACAAATATATCTGTGGATTTTGGATCTATATCACTAACCTTAATATACTTTGCAATACGATTATCTCCTACAAGAATAAAGTACATTTGATTTGTTTCTATAGGGGTCTGCTCATTATGAAATAGACCAATTGAACCAGTCTCATCTACCAACTCCACTCTAGCCCACCCGTTTCCACGCTTGATTGATTTAACCATACCAAACATTACGAATGAACCTAGATCGTCAAACTCTGATATTGGTCTTGCTTGTGCTTTAATTCTTGGTGGCAGATCTAAACTAAATGTAGGAATTCCTAAGAATTCGTAGTAGTTTTCTTTTTCAGTTCCCTGCCGTGCATTATCGTCAAAAGCAGCACCGCCAATGGCGTTGAGAGCACTAACAGCCCTGCTGTTAATACCGCTACCTTTTTTAGACGACTTTTCAATAAAGTCTTTGTAGCTTTCATATGGCCTCTTCTCTATTATTTTATTTGCAATGCTATCTGAAATAAATTTAACTTCTGCCAACCCAAATCTAATAGCCTCCTTCTGCAATGAGAAATAAACATCAGACTCGTTGATATGCGGAAGCAATACCTTAAGACCAAGTCTCTTAGCTTCAATTAGATATTCTGTTCTCGCATCCTTGTCATTTTCATTTTTAAGAATTGAAAACATAAACTCTAATGGATAATAAGTTTTTAACCATGCTGTTTGATATGAGAGCATAGAGTAGGCAACAGCGTGAGAACGGTTAAAAGAATACCCAGCATGTGCTTCAAAGTCGTGCCACAGGTGCTGAGCCTGCTTCTTACTAATATGCTTTTCTGCACCCTCAATAAACTTATCCTTAAATTGATCAAACTCGGTTGCATCTTTCTTCTTACCGATAATCTTTCTAACCTTGTCGGCCTCTGACCAAGTCATTCCGCCCAAGTGTACGCATGCCTGCATAACCTGCTCTTGATAAATAATCACACCATAAGTATTTTCTGTAAAAGGCTTCATGATTGGGTGAACATATTCAACTGCTTCCTCGCCATGCTTTCTTTTAATATAAGACGCCCCTACAGTATTCATTGCGCCTGGACGAACCAATGCGTTAGATGCTGCAAGATCTTCAAACTTATCTACACCCATCTTAATAAGAAGGTTGGTATACGGAGTTGCTTCAGCTTGGAACACACCCTTTGTATACCCTTCGCTCAGAGTTTTGTATACTGCCTTATCGTCTAAAGAAATTTCTGATAAATTAATATCTTTACCTGTTCTATCTTTAATAGACTTTAAGGTATCGGAAATAACAGATAGTGTTTTTAGGCCAAGAGCATCGAGCTTAATTAGACCAATGTCTGCAACAGTATCCATGTCATAAGCAACTACTGGGATACGACCAGAAACTTTATCTTGGGCATCTTCACGAGACTCAACTGGCGCATACTTTCTAATATCATCCTTAGCAACAACAACTCCTGCTGCGTGAACCCCTACGCTTCGGATCTTTCCACGTAGTCTTTCTGCAAGCCAAACAACTTCTGGGTATTTAATTCTAAACTCTTTAGTATTTGGAGACTCAATAAAGTCTTCAAAGGTATCAATAGATTTCATTGCACGATTAACATCTGAAAGTGGAACCATAAATACACGAGCAGCATCACGAACAACTCCTTTATCTTTAAAGTAAGTGTATGTGGAGATAGATGCAACGTGCTTAAACTTTTTCTTTAGATAATCTTTAACTTCTTTACGACGGCGGTCTTCAAAGTCTGTATCAATATCTGGAAAGTCATTACGTTCTGGATTAATAAAGCGGAAAAACAGTAAGTCATATTCAATTGGATCAACATCTGTAATACCTAATGAATAACAAACTAAAGATCCAGCGGCAGAACCACGACCTGGTCCAACCATAATATTATTATCCTTTGCCCAGTTAACCATATCCGCTACAACCAAGAAATAAGAAGCAAATGCCTTATCCTTAATAACGGATAGCTCTTCTTCAAGTCTGTCCAAGTAGACCTTATCCTTGTCCAGATCTAGCCTCTTAAGGCCTTCTAAGGCCATCTGAGCCAGTTTCTGGTCAGCATTGGTCTTAGGGACAGGGAGTAGGTCTAGACCCCTGTTAAAATCGTATTCTCCAATTTTAGAGGCTATATCCATAGTATTATCAAATATGTCTGTTCGATTAATCCCTGATTTTTTGAAGTCTGCCTCTATCTCATCTCTAGTCTGAATGAATAGATTGTAATCTACGAATGATATCTTTCTATCTGGATAAAGATAGTTAAATCTATCTAACATATCTTTCATCTGACGAGACATTTCAAAGTCTGCTTCTTTATCTGACTTAGGAGATGTAGATAATATGAGCATTGCTTCTTCTAGAATGCGGTCTTCTTCTTTAGCAAAGTGGGCATCTCCTGTTGCCACCGCTTTAATTTTAAGTTCATCTGCTAGGCTTAATAGCCCCTCGTTTATTTCTTTCGGATTGTGAGATTGAACCTCAATATAAAAATCATCACCGAAAGTTTTCTTAAAATCTTTGAGAATAAGTTTAGCTTCAGAGAACTCATTCTTCTCGATGCACTTAGAGATAAGCCCATTGAGGCATCCAGAAAGGACAATAATACCTTCAGCATATTCTTTTAATACCTCTCTGTCGATTCTTGGCTTATGATAGAAGCCTTCATTCCAAGCAAGTTCCTGTAGTGTGTTTATGTTCTCTAAGCCTTTTTTATTTTTAGCCAGAAGAATAATATGATTATAAGCCTGAATAGACTTATCTGTTTTAGAGGAGCGATCAAATCTATCTGTTGGTGAGATGTACGCTTCTACTCCCAGGATTGGCTTTATGCCTTGCTCCTGACATGCTATCTGCATTTCACGATGAGAGGACAATGTACCGTGATCTGTTATTGCTAATGCTGTTTGACCAGCATCTTTTGCTGCCTTTACAAGTTCGGCAGGAGAGTTAAGACCATCCATCAATGAATAATATGAATGCACATGTAAGTGTGTGAATGACATTAACTCTCCGCCTTTAACTTTGTATTACCAGTCTACGCTGCTTGATGTAGCAGAAGACTCTTCGTTACCACCATTTTCTCCCATATAGAAAGCTTCTTGCTCTGCATATGGAACGTGACGAACTGCTGTCTTTTCAAGATCAAACAATTCAAGGCTTGCAAAATCGAATGGTGTTTCATCCTTAGCAAGCGGAATGATTGTGTAACTGGTATCTGTTTTGGTTCCGTTACGCTTAATGCGCCACATTAGGTTAGTAATGCTTCCCATTTCGCCAGCGTATTCAATCAAGGTAGGTGTGATTGTCTTACCACTGGTTCCCTGAGATAGAATTGCAACATACGGCTCTTCTTTACCGTCGTCAACCAATACATTGATGTATAAGCGTGTTCTGGCCTTCCAGCCAGCCTTTGGATCCTTGCGATGCTGTTCATTTGCCCAATCACGGCCTTCAGACTCCATTGTATCTAGAGCCTTGCGACGGTAATCCTTTGGGTTTGTGTGCTCTAGTGCGATAAAACCGCAACCAAGCTTGTCGTTATAATTTGGTGAATCTGGATCTAGTTCCTGGAGGAATCTAATCTTTACGCTTTCGCCGTCTTCAACCTTAAGCCAGCGGGCCTTGTTGTCATCGCCACCACTGTAGGTAGGCTTATCTAACGCTTTGTTTAGGTCTTTTAGACCCTTTACTATACTCATTTATTCTCCTTTATAGTTGATGGTATATATCCATCTGTATTTGTCATTATATCATGAATCCCAGGATCTGTATTCTATATCGGATACAGCATTTTTAATACAAGCTTTTATTTCCTCATCAGTCATATCGCCTGCATCTTTTGCATCATGTGGATATATCTTACCATATTCGTAAGAAGCCCACAAGAGGTCCTTGAACTTTAATTTATTGACTATGCTTCGACCTAATTCTCTGCCAGCCAAATCTGCGTCTGTCATTACTGTTATCTTATTAAAATGTCTATTTAATAAGTTGTGCTGTTCTGTTGATAAAAATCCGCCTAGCGTAGCAACAACATTTGGAAAGCCTGCCTGATGCACACGTATTGCATCAAAGTTAGACTCAACAACTATAACGTGGTCACCAATTTTTTTAGCACGGTGAATATTAAATAAAGTTTTACTCTTAGGAAGATTGGTACTATTCTTAAAAGACTTACCCTCAATAGATCTGCCAACTAATCCAATTGGAGTTCCGTCTGGACTATGCACTGGGGTAATAACCATATTCATAGATGCTGAGTATCCAAGACAGAAATGATCGATAGACTCTTGATTGATTCCTCTTGAAGCAAGATAGTCTACGGCTTCCTTAGACATTCCTGAATGCAATCTATCCAGTGTCTCTTGAGAAAATTCTTCGAACACAGGCTTTTCTTCCATAGCCTCTGAAAGTAATTCGTCAAAGTTTTCTAGAGCTTCTGCCTCTTTAGAAGATATAAAACGCATAGCCTCATACTCATTCTTATTCATTACACGCTTGACTAGTTCTTGTAGAGTGCCAGCCTCACCACATGAAGGATTAAAGCAAATGAATGCACCTTTTTCACGGCTTACGCTAAATGAAGATGTGTGTCTATTAGAATGAAATGGACAGTAGCATAGGAAATCATTACCAGTTTCGCCAACAATATTCAGTCCTATAGATTTTAAGACTGACTTGATATGCGCTGGCGTGTATTGCGTGGTATCAACTTCCCTTGTGTTATACCCTCTAATTGCCATGCTTTCTTCTTTCCCACATATACACCATGGATGCTCATTAAGAACTTCCAAGTCTCGCCTGTGAATTCTACCGAAAATGCAGGGTCTATGTCAAGTACCCTTACATATCCTTTGCCACGCATATCCTGAGTAAGCAGGTTTTCATACTGTGGCCTCAAGCTTATTAGGCGTGAGTTGTCATCAAACTGTACTTCAATTTGAAATCTTTTAATTTTTCGATGAGTCATTATTTAATTCTGGAAGGTTCTCATAAATCGGAGTAATGACACCACGATTTATATCCCAGTCTAGATAGAAGTCGAACTCATGTCCGTGACGATTCTTTCTAGATACAACTTCAATCATATTAGTTCCTGGGTAACGATGAATAGCCATAGCCATATCAGCATCATACTCAATTGCCTTTGACCAAGCCACCTGACTCATCATAGGAGGGTTATCTTGATCTGAAATATCATCTGCAGTTGCAGCAGTAATATCAATTACTGGAATATTATTTGATACCGCAAGCAGTTTAAATTCACGAGAAATATTTCTATTACGCTCTACTTCAGAGTTGCTTCGCTTATTATCATTAAACAGCTGATGATAATCTAGAATAACTAAGTCTGGCTTATGCTGGTCGATCTTACCTTGAATTGTTGCTGGAGTTACGTCTCCTGCACCTTCGTTAGATACAAGGATGAATGAATTCTTTCCAGTAAACTTCTTCTGACCCCATGACTTAAATGTATCAACATCGATATCTCCTTTAGAGAAATCACTTGCACGGAATAAACCAGAACCTAGCATTGTATAAATGCGGTCACGCATATTCTCTGGAGACATTTCAAGAGATACAATCATTGGCTTAAATCCCTGTTCCCATGCCTTGCATGCAAGGTAGGATGTGAACCATGTCTTACCACGCCCTGGCCAGCCGATAGCAACTATGAGATGGCCTGGAGCCATACCAGTCGGATATGCCTTATCGATAGCTTCAAAACCTGTTAGGATTCCTGGACTACCGCCCATAGCCGCTGATCGTTCTTTGACCGAAAGGAAGTGATTCTCCGCTGCCTCTAAATCGGTAACATCGATATCACGTACATTATTTGTAAACTTGCTAAGACTTGCTAATCTACTCTGCATGTCTGCAAGAACTCTGGATGCTGCATCTTCTTTAAGAGCTGAGCCTGAATGAATTAAAATACTCTTAAGCTTACTTGAAAGATATTCATTCTTAAGCTTATCTAAATAATATCCAGTTTCTCCTTTGGTTGCTACTGGTTCAAAATCTTTAAATCTTTCTACAAGGATTCCAACTTCTGGAACAGCCTTAAACTTATAATAATATGACTTTAGGCTATCCCATATATCTTTATGAGAAGTAAAGATCTCGTCAACATTATCTGCAAGTAGTGTGCTTATGTCTTTGTTCTTGCATACCGCAGAGATTAGTTCCGCCTCTGTATTCATTCTATTCCTTCCACAAGCTTCCTTGTCTCTTCCCGTAGGTGGTCCCTATGGATTCTATCGTTCTGTATATCTTTTTGCATTCTATCAATTCTATCGAAGTTATAGAAAAAAAATTGCAGTGGATGATTAAACTTATTTATTCTGAAATAATATTCAATCAATTCTTTTGCACGTTCATATCCTACACTATCTATAACGTCTTGCATACCCCACTTTTCACGAAACTTATTAATTCGTGGGCTTCTATTATATTTCTGCTTATATAAAGACTCATATAAACTAATTAAAATATAAGGCCCTTTATCATTTGCCACGTTTTAATTCCTCTTCTACTTCACGAGTTTTTTCAATAAGCTTTTCTTCTACAAACTTATACACTCTTTCTGTAGCCACATTTACACTCTCGCCAGCACGAAGATCATCCTCTACTCCAACACCTATCTTGATGCTTTCATAGTTTCCTAGATTACGTGTAAAGGACAAATCAACCTTAACTCTTGTTGTCATTTGTGCTCCTTCATATGTCTAGATAAACTATCGTGAGCGAATATGCCCCACCGTAGTTCCCACTCTTTACCGCAAATACTGCATTTAATAATTCTTGCCATTACTCCGCCTTCCAAACAGGTACAAACGAACCGTCAACGGTCTTAGTATACAATATTAAATTGTGTTTGAGAAGAGCCTGTAATTCTGAGCGTGATGGTAAATCTCTAATATGTCCAGCATCAATAATAAATTGATGAATGTCCAATATGTCCGATTCGCTTAGCATATACCTAGACCATGTGCTATCTGGATTACTAATAGGATAAACTTTCTGAGGTTTTTTTATTTTGCCCTGCAAAATATACTCTTCTATTGTTACCCTGTGCCTACCTAATATTTTACCAACTTCAACAATGCTGTAAGCATTTTCCATACTCTTCTCAACCTGAGAATAAGAATACATTACACGTTTTTTATCTGGGTATGACCAAGCAATAATTTCATCTTTCGCCCTAGACGCTTTAAGAACCTTATGGATCTTTCCGTTTAAGAAGAAATAGAAGAGCTTTTTGCGTAATCCCTGTCTGTTTTTTCTAACCATTTACCGAACGCATTCGTTTCCTTATTGATCATCCAACGCTTTCCGCATAGGATGCAAAACAATTCTGTGTGTAGTTTTTGAGAGAATACTCTATCAATAAAAACTCTACCATTACATCTTTGACATTTCATCATACGGAAAACAGCTTCCCATCAACAACGCATGTATAGTCTGGAGATATATGAATCATCTGAATATGTGGATAGTCATTAACAATATGAGCAACGGCAAATCCCTTTTGCCAATCATGATGCTGAGTATACTTCATTCCGTCACTTTTTTCATCGCACATATGTCCAATTTCATATCCACGTAGAGTTTCTCCCTCACCATTATTTCTCAGCTCATATGTTACCATATGTGAAGCAATTCGGTGTGAGTGTCCTCTAATTAAAGATATTTGCATATCTTCCATATCTTTTCTTGCAGATCCAGTAGCAGCAATTGATAGTCCATGATGCACATGGATATCTCCAAATCTGCGCTTAGGCAGTTCGTTATAATAAATGTATTCATACCCTAATGAATCTAGTGACCATAATGATTCTGGCGTAACCTCAGTAATATAGTCTGGAAGCTTTGCGTCTACATAATTAAAAATACGAACATCGTGATTTCCCAATGCTGAAAATAGTTGAGCATCTGGAAGCATGTCACGAGTCTTAGTATAAAAATCTCTTGCACCCTTTGCCTCATGCCGCATCATAGGTACAATTAAATCTTTGCTATCTGTTTTATGAAGGTTCATAAACTCTGCTGAGCGACCTTCTGTATACTTGCTATAACAAGCCTGATCATCTGTATCACCAAGGTAATCTACAACATCTGGCTTAAACCATTTCATGACCTTAAACCATAGCTCAATGGCCTTATCATCCTGATACGGGAATTGCTGATCGGACGATAGCATCCATTTCAAATCGTTTGACATTAATTTTCCTTGCGTAAAAAAAGTCACGGAGTCGTGACTTAGATGTTAAAGAAATTGTAGCATATATTACTAGCCTGTCAATAGGCTATTGCTATATAACTTAAATAAACTTTATGTTGCGTAGTGCTTGTAGGCATATAGCATACAGCCGTAAATCCAGTAGAAGTTGTTGTTCCTGTTGCAACATTTACCGCTGGGTGCCAGACCTTTGAAGTCGAAGACATTCTTGTAGTTAAAATGACATGTGGAGTTTTAGGAAAACCACTTGGAAATTTTACGTCTATTTTATTTACCTGTCCTGGGACAAGCAACCACTCGCCAGCATTTGCAGCTTGAATCATTGGCTGTACTGTTGCTTGTGTTTGAGTACCAGTACTATTTTGAGCACCAGTTATGCTAATGCTAGTAGTTGAAACACCAATTTGTGGAATCTTTGCAGCCAGGTTGTTCACCTTTAATTCAAGTTCACCTAGCTTTGATGCGTCTAGCGGCTCTCCATCAACAAATGCCATTATAGTTTTTCTCCTAAATCATGTGCCGAGATTTCTTTTTCAGACACCTCTATCATTTTTGACCTATCTAGACCATATCGATTAAACGAATCTGGATCTACGATGTGTCTTAGTTTATTCTGTGATACTAGATACATTTTACCATCTGCGACACTCTTAATCAAGGTGCCGTCTCGAAAGCCTAGTTTACCCAATAGCTTAATTCCTGATAATGCCGCCTCAGTTGCCAATACCGTAGTAAAGCACCAAGACTGGGCGGCTCTATCCGAAATCAATCTGTAACGCTTGCCATCTTTAATCCAATATGTATCTCTATCTGTTTTAACAGCGATACCTGAAGGGAAATTAGTCGGCTGTGATATTGTTAAGGTGGGTTTCGAATTCTTTAACAGCCTCAACCTTTGCCTCTTTTTCTTCCATAAGTTTAGTAATTTCTGCCCGTAAAAATGCAATCTGAGTTTCATAATTAGATACGATCTCTCCTATGCGCTGTTGTAGGGCGGTAATAACTAATTCCGCTTTTTCTGCCACTTATATCCCTATTCTACTATTGCTTCTACAGAAACACGTTCTGCAATTAGTGCTGCTAACTGTCTGTCAGCCTCATCTACTAAATCTTCTAACCTTGAAACCTCTTCTTGATTTGGAACAGACTTAGAATTTTCCTGAAGGATATCTAGCTCTAGCCCATACTTTGAATACTCTATGCTTCTCTGGTGTGAAGTAATAAGTTGAATCTTATCTGTTTTTGTTAATATTGTCATTTTGCCCTCCTTTCATAATTATATCATTTAACCCTGATTAGTCAAGACTTGCTTTTCTGTTTCTAGAGCCTGTTTTATAGACTCTAAATTTTGTAGGTACTGAGATAGATTAACCTCATTTTTATTATCTGGTGTAGCATATAGTCCTGGATTAGCCATAACATGGTTAACATGATCTATATGAAATTGAATATTTGATATTCTTTCTGTTATAATATCTATTTTATTTATCATTTGTATTGGCTTATTCCTGAGTATGATCCAGTTAATCCCGCCGAGTTTGTTGCGGCAACTGATGCGGCATAATATAAAGAAGCATTTGGAGACGTATAAGTATAACTTGTTCCGCTTCCAAGCGATAATGTGGTTAATAGGTACGATCCCGTACCAGCACTACTCGTAGCTTCATATATTCTCATTGTATATCCAGTAATTGTTGCTGCTCCTCCACCAGTTACTGTTCCAGCACTAGGAGCAGACCATGAAAACGGATATGATGTTCCGCTAGTCCAACCATTTGTTGGTGTTCCAGGAGTTCCTGGAGCAGTTGCTGGAGATCCAGCAGAAGCAGTAATTGTATTTGAAGATTGAACTGTTCCAGATGTTCCACCACTATTTGAAGCGGTTGCAAATGCTCTAAATATATTGACTGGAGATATCGCATCACTTGATGTAATTGTATAAGTTGTTGAGCTTCCACCTCCGCTAGAAGCAACTCGACTACTTGAGGAGGTTGGAATATTTGGGGATAAAGCTGTTGTGATGTAAACATCATATGAAGTTGGGCTATTTGACCACCCACTTGTTGATGCTGTAATTACGCTTCCTGGAGTATTGTTTCCAGACAAAAATACGGATCCGCCAGATGGTGGATTTACGACAGCAAGTCTTGTTCCAGAATTTGGTCCACCCCATTCAGATTTAGTCCCAGATGGATCTCCAGATCTATAAGCCTGAACATAATAATCTCTAGTCACTCCAGAACCAATAGCTGTGTCTAAATAAGAAGTTCCAGTAATTAAAGTTGTATTTCTATTTCCTCCAAAGTCTGCTAATGAATCGTAGCTTGGCGCTGGTCCATACCAAACTCCATAATATGCAGCCCCAGATACTGCTGTCCATGTAACGTTTACTCCATCAGTTCTAGTATCTGTAGCATTTACATTTGTTGGAGTTGCGAGTTTAGTCAATGCAGCAGTAACAACAATAGAATTTGAATTTGCTGTTTGAGACCCAACTCCATTATTCCAAGTTACCTCTGCTCTGATTGCATATCCTACTGAAGAATAAGCCACAATTGGCGAATCAATTGTATATGTAGTTCCACCAGTTTGTAATACACTTCCTCCAGTAAAAGAATTTCCTCCAGTTCCACCATCTGCTCTTCTCCAAATAATACTGGTTATACTTGCTGATGGAGCAGCCGTTGTTGGACTATTTGCGGTTAATGTTAATGTGCTTCCAGTAGTACTAGATCCAGAAATTGAAGATGTTGCTCCAGATGGAGATTGGAATGTATAAAATGGTCTTGGGGTTATATCAGAATATGAACTATATGTTCCAGCAGTTGCTGTTCCAAAACTAAATGTAGTAGGTATATTTTCACTTGAGGATCTTACCCAAAAATAATAAGTATTATTATTTGCAAAAGCAAAAGCCTCGCTAATACTGCTGCTACTAGTATTAGAAGCAGCATCATAATTAGGAGTTACTGGAAGCGTTTGAACTCCAGTCCAATATAATTGATAATATGGTCCAGATCCACCACTATGACTTAAGGTAACTAAAGTTTCTGTATCAGAATATCTTGATACAGATGCAACAGATACACTGGTAGGTGGAGTAAGACCAACAACTACTGTAGAAGTAGTTATAATTTTTGCTTGAACTCCAGTACTTAATCCAAGGTCGTAGTCAGATCCAGAGTTATATCTTGTTTCAACTACATATAAATAGTTATTAAGGTCTGAGGATGTAGGAGTATATGTTGTTCCGCTACCAACATATGTTCCGCCAGATGTTGAATTAGATAAATTCCTATACCATTCTATAGTTGTTCTATATGACTCTGCAGCATATCTATCTGTTTCATCCCATGTTGAAGAATAGGTTATTTGCGTACCAACTTGTGGACTATATGAGCTTAAAGATGTAGTTAGATTTAATGGAGAACTTCGTACTATCTGAATTCCGCCATATTCAGTTCCTGATTCTGCATATCCATTATATGCGGTTCCACCAGAAGAATTTGCTTGAATGAAAAAACTTAAATATTTTCTATCATACGAAGCAGGAATACTTAAAGAGACTGCACCAGAATATGTAGCTAAAGATGTTTGTGAAAATAAATTTAAATCATTTATATCAGAACTTGAATATGCTCTCCATCTATATTGATATGAATTAATTGTCCAACCATTTGGATTCCATGTTCCATTTTTACCCCATACAGTAGTACCAATTCTTCTAACTCCATCTACGCCATATAAAGGTGTTGTTGAGCCAGAGCTTGTAGTTATATAAGGAGATGTAATTGAAAATACGCCAGATAGTGGCCAAACTCTTGTCCAACCAGAACTAAAATATACATAAACATTTTTTACTGCCGACCAAGCGGCTGAGGATGTTCCTGATGCAGTTTTTACAAATATGTTTAAAGCTTTTTTCCAGGTTGTAGAAGAAGTTCCTGTTGTATTCTTTACGTATATATCTGACATATTGTCCTACTAGTATTGTATCCAGATATCACCAATGTAGTAACCAGAACCACTTGGAGTATTAACAGAAGCTATAGTATTCCTAAATTGTCTTAATGATAATGTACCGTTAGAATTTGAATTTACTGGACCATCAAAGTAGGCTTCTCCTGTATAGCTAAGCGTTAATGTTTTACTACTTAATCCTGTACTTCCAGTCCAGCCAAGTGATACGGTTGTTGGAGCTAAAGATAAATATGCTGAATTTGTAGGATATCCGAAACTTTCTCTAGTGTTACCTTGTCTAAGAATTACTTCATTACCAGAGTTAAATCCATATAATTGTCCAGTAACTGTTCCATCTCCATTAACAACTTCAAGAGAGTAGCTTGAAGAATTTAATCTAACTGCTCCAAAAACTCCTGCACTACCTGTTGTTACTACAGCTCCAGTAATAATTCCTCCGCTAATTGTTGCACTAGATGTAATATTTCCATTAAATGTTCCGCTACTAAATATAGCATCTGTTGCAGTCATATTACCATCCATGTCTACACGGAATTTAAAATTGCTTGTTGTTCCTGCACGGATTCCGTCTATTGGATCTATTTTAATAACTTTAATACCAGACTCAGAAGAGTCAGAAGCGCTTTGTCTTATTTCAAATTTTGGACTTACTGGATCTAATTCTATTTTAGGATATGCTACTGCTGAACTCTTAAATGCGCTTTCATTAATTATCCATCCACCAATTGTTCCAGATAAAGCAGTTACTGAACCACTAATAACAGAAAACTGATTATTGCTTGTATATAAATCTCCAGTAAATGATCCTGATGTTGCTGTAACTTTACCAGTTATTTCAAGGCCGCCGCTCAATGGAGCTTTAAGAACAGGATCTCCAACAGAATTATAAATATGAAGACCAGCTAAAACAGAACCTACTACAGCACTAGATATTTCAACTCTTGCAGAGCTAGCAGTTCCTGCACGAATAAACGATGTAGCATTAATATCTCCAGCTTTTAAATTTCCAACCGTAAGAACGTCTGAGGCAAGCTTGGATATTACAACTGCACCGTCATTAATATCTGCATCTGTTGCTTTGCCTGGGCCTAGTAGTTGGCTTGTTACGTTAGCCTGTATTGTTCCTACAGCTCCGCTTTTATTTACCGCAGCAGCATGTATATATACTGGCTGACCATAAACAACATATGTTCCTAAAGGAACAACAATTGTATTCTTAACATTGTTTCCAGTTAAAACACCAACCTGCTCGTACGTTCCAGGAGTTGCTGATGCAGAATTTCCAGCATATATATTAATAGCTTCAAATCCAGTAAATGTGGAATTTGCATATGTGCCAGCCCAACTAACTTCAATTCCAGCAAGAATTCTTTTAGAAGAAAACCCATTAGGGTTTGTTGGATCTTGAACAGTTTCTCCAGCATCTGATATTGTAATTGTATGAGTTGTTCCTACAGTACTTGTTACTCCAGAAATTGATGTTGCTCTTAATTGAACAATATATGTTCCAGCTGGTGCAGCAATAGTTGCTTTACCTGCAGCAAGAAATGTGTATGCGACTTTACCTAATCCAAATATTCCGTTTGTTACAATTACATCTACTTTTCTAGCCCCTGCAGGAAATGTAGGAAGTTCTACTGGAATACTTCCAGTAGCGGTAGATGGAACAATTGTTCCAGTAGGAACTCCTGGAGAAGTTTCGTTTGATGTTGTAACAAAATATCCTGGGGACCAGTCGCTTAACTGTCCATCAGAATACACCCACTGAAATTTAATTGCATATGTTTTATTAATCTTTAAGCCAGTAGCTTTAAAATTAAAGTAATTTTTATCAGTATCAGGCTGAGGAGTAGCCTGTAAATCTTTTGGTGTATCTGCCATTAGAATCCTAACTGCAACTTATATTCTATGTCTACCTGTCTGCCAGAGGTCTTATAAATAATATCTCCTCCAGTCAAAACTGATCTGCTAATCATTCCATATGTTGGATCAAAAGTGTCTTCATCATTAATTCTTAGTCCATCAAAATATACTTTAGTAGTGCCACCAGCACCTGCTGTAACTTCAACACCAACACTTATAATGTTTGCAAAATCTGGTGGTGTTGTTGAAGTATTTGAAAGTAAAGATGAAAAACTAACCGACTGAATCTTATCACCTGTGCCAGATGATGGGGTAAAGTCTGCATAGCAATATTGTGTTTCAGAGCTATAAAATTTTACTTGAATCTTTGAAACATTATTGTCATCTTTTTTGTATGCAATTGCTAAACTATCATTTATGCTATATCCAGATAGATCTAATTGATTTAATGATAGCTTATATTCTTTAGATGTTGAGGCTGGAGCCTGAATGTAAACCATATTCTCACCAATTTTTGAAGTGAAAATATCTGTATTAACTTGAATTCCTGGGTTTCCGCCAATAGAATCTGTCCACAAAATATTATTTTCAAATAAGCTTATAGACCTATCGTCAAAGTTATTCTTTGAAGATCTTGATCCTGGGTATAAAGCAATCTCTGTAGCAACTCCAGCAACATCTTGTGGAATAGTTGCCTGATATACAGCCTTGTATGAAAAAATTGGATCTCCGTCTATATCTGTTCCAGTCTGCTCAATATCTATGCTACTAATTGTTGCTGGTAATCTATAGAACTCAAAATCTAGCCTGGTGTCATTTCCTTTAGCATTTGGAGTAGTGCTTCCTATTCCTAACGCTATTTCTTTTTTAGAAAAATCTGCATTGCCAGCCAAGTAATTTATTAAAAATCTTTTCCCAAACTTAGTTATCATACTAACTCCACTCTCGCATTCATTCCTTTTAAAGTTTCCCCGCTAGAATTTTTAATTTTAAACACCAATGTAACGCTTGGATTTCCAGCTGCATCATACACTACAGTATTTGAAACAATTGATATATCTGACAAAGAAGGAATCCCTCTAATTCTTGCACTACTTGACGAATCTTCTGAATCTTCAGAAGATTTAGTAAATTCAGATGATTCCACAACAAGGGCGTCGTCTGGAGAAATATCTTCTGTATCAGAATCTGCTGTGCTTAAATATAATGGAGATAAAGAGTTTCCTTGAATATAACTGACAAGGGACGGGTCCATGTCTGTAGCCTCTGGGGAATTGGTGTATAACGCAATTCTACCGCTAGAGGTTACTCCAGTTTTAGATATTCTTATTTTATCTGTAGCCATATTTAGATTATACCATTTGGTCAACTATAAATTGATCTAGCTGTAATGGATGTAGAGACCCCCTCTTCAAATTGAGTATTTACGTCTGTTACTAAAAACTTTTGTGTTCCGTCTAAATTATTCTTTGGATAATTAATTGTAATTATATCTCCAACCTCTATGGCTGGGTTCCCAAATATATCCATATTAACAGATTGTTGTTGCTTTGACCATTGATTTTTTATCCATGTAAACAAAGACTTTGCGTCAGACTCTGACTGGATCCATGTTGATTGAAATGTTGCTGGCTCTAGAACCGTGTATTCGTTTGTCGTAGTTTCAGTATATTCGTGTTGACCATTTTCTGAAACATAAGTTCCTTCTACAAAGAAGTTGTGAGCCTCTGCCTGTAATGGGATAAACGTTCCAGCATTATTTAACACATATATCTCTGCGCCATGATTAGTAAATCGTGAACCTAGAACGCTTGCATACCTATTAACACCAGTACTTGCATATAATGGAAGTGCTGCTGGCAATGAAAAGTTGACCTTTACCTTTCTAAGCTCTCTGGCAACCGTACCAAATTCTTCAAGCCATCCAACTTTAGATGAAGGAGAATTAAAATTAGAAGCAATTTTCTCTCCGTATAAGAAATCTATTGTGGAAGAAGCATACTGTCCGCTATACAAGCTTCTTGAAATACCGTTATTTGTTTGATTAGACTCTAAAGGAATTGCATACACATAATCAAACTTAGTTATATTTAAAGCAGAGAACATTGCAAAGTTTGACGTTGGAGATATTAATTGTTCTAGTGGATTTGTGGTTCCAGGAGTAGCAACATCAGCTGCACTAATTTTAAAATTATTAATATAAACATCAATAACGGTGGTAGATGCTGTAATCTCAACATTAACATCTAATTTATACTGTGTAGAATGTATGACTCCGCCATAAAGCTTTCCGCTTTCTCCGTCCTGACTATCTGGCAATAGCTTCTTTTTACCATTGACTACTTTGTATATTTTTATAGACTTGTCTCTAGTGTCTTTATTACTTGAATCAGTTTGAATTTCAATAAAATACCCAGTAGTTCCTATTGAATTTGTAAAAAATCCTATGCCGCCTCCAGATAATGGGTTTATAGTTGAGCTTTCAAAAAATATTCCTGCGCCAAAAGCATACTTCTTGTACGCAGTAGATATGTTAGTATCTTTAGTAACCAGTGCGTATTTTTCCCTATCCTTGTACTTGTTAGACAATATAAATACGGATCTGTTTACTTCTCTATTACCAGAAACAGCATAAGAAGAACCTGTTGGTAAAACAGACATTGTGGAGTTTGCGTCTCCACTATCACCTAAAGCATTTGATAAATCGCCTTGTGCTGCTAAAAGAGCAGCGTATTCGTCTGCTAAAATTTTTGCAAGCTTGGCCTTATCTAAAGCATCTGTTTCTGCAGTTGTAGTTGAAGGAGTTGTTGTTGAACTGGTTGTAGAAGTAACTCCTCCAACATTTGCAGCTTTAGGCATAGTAAAAGATTCATATGCATATTCTCCATAAGTGCCAGTTCCTCCTGTGCCACTGTGTGCCCTCATTCTTAAATAATATTTCATTCCAGGAAGCAGCCCAGTCAAAAAGATAATGCCGTCTGTATCTGTAAAAGGTCTATGATCAATAGCGCTGAATCCGCTAAAATTTGGTTCGGTAGATGCTGTTCCAGAATAGCTTCCTGGCGTAGTTATTGTAGGCCCTGCTACAATTGTTGCTTCTGTTGGGGATGTTATAATTACAGAAACAAAGGAAAGGTTATAGTTTGCGGGAACTTCAACTGTTGGCTCAGTGTATCCCCCATTAATCGTATACCATTCATAATATCTCATACCCAGGTCACGTCGTATCCGCTCCATGAATCAATTATGTTTTGAGCAGCAGCATAATGTGTTTCTACTCTAGTGTTTAGAGCTCCTCTAGTTTTAATTCTATATTTACCGCTTGGGGCAAGGGCTCCGCCTTGAATGGCTAAACCTAAATATTTATTATTGTCTGTTTTACTTTTTAAGTCAACAAATTGTTTTGTTCCATTAAGATCAACATACTCAAATTGCACTGCATCGTATTCAATAATTTCAGAACCGATAACTAAATACCCTGAATAGTTATAAAGAGTTAGCCCTAACTCCTCTGGGTTTACAACTGAAGGAGATAGGTTAATATATCCTCCTGGTCCAGTTGTTGATAGTAGGTCGTTGTTGAGAGCCATAGCTCCTAGAAAGTATGGGTCAGACTTCCATATATCTTGTGCGCTTTGAACATAGTTTGATGTTGATACGCTATTCCAAAATACTTTGACCTGGTTTGCTGAAGGCAAATCATTTTTATTAAAACTTAATATATTAGAAAGATTTGATTCAGAGCTCTCGCTTCTAAACGACCAGCTTGTTGTTCTTGTAGAATCAAATATCCAATTTCTACTATAGAATTGCAATACGTTATTATATGAAAACACTGCAGTCATTTGAGTATCACGGCATAACTCCTGCAAACAATCCCATACGGTCTTTGTATTATCGCTCCACCAGTATCTTGGAGTAATAATAGAATCATCACTTGTCTTTATATTAATTTTATAATTTGTAAATCCTATAGAATCTAGCAACCTTCTAATGATAGCAGTAATAGAATAGTTTTCGCAGAATAAAGGAGGAGCCATTGTTTCCTGCAATATCTTTGCACCATCTAATGCGGTTAATGATATTTCCCCATATTCTGAAAAGGACCATGTGTCTGCATAGAAAACTCCCTGCAGTATATTATCATAGCTACCCATAGAATCAGATAGAGCTCCGCCAGAATTATAAAGTTTTATAAATGGCTTTATTTCCATTTGTTTGTATAAATAAATCTTTGATGAATCTAAGGTAAATGTTTTATCATAACTTACAAGTTTTCTCGTGGACTCATAAGAAATCAAGCTGATGCCTAAAGAGTTTGCAGAAACTTTTCCAACTGGCATCAGTTCCTCAGAGCTTGTCGATGACTCTTTAGATATATCAAATGATACTAAATGCTCTGTCGCATCAACAACCCATTTAGGAGACAGTTCAATTAGCCCGACGTATTTGCCAGAAACTCCAGATGAAGTTATTTTTAAACTTGTAAGGCTTACTGGAGAGGCTGGTGTAGATGGCTCTGTCGTGCTCCAAGATGTTCCATTGTAATATATTGTTACTGTTCCTGCATCATAATTCTTATCTCCATTGGTTGTAAATGGAACAATTGCAGAACTTGATCCTGTAGCCAACTGAGATCCATTGCCAAATATAGTCCATGTGCTGGGGGTAGAATGTGATAATTCAAATCTAGCAACTATCTTATTAGTTAAAATTGTTTTAGGATAGTTTATAGTAACATCTATTCCAGTATTTAATGCTGATATATAATACTTATAAGTAGTATCTACTCCAGGGTAATATATTCTAAAGTTTGGAATATAATCGATAGATCTAGGATTCTTCCATCCGCTATCAACATCTCCAGATATAGCATATTTTAATCCCGCCCCTTGTGGTCTAAATGGCTTAATAATAGAATCTACTGGGAATAATTTTTTAAATGGAGTATATGTTTGTCCAGATGAATCTGTCTTTGTTATATCCGCCCCAGATACCGTAATATTATCAACCATTGAATTCATATTATACTCAAATCTAAGGGATGTACCCATAGAGACTGATGTATTTTGTTCTAAGGTATTCTTAGCGGCAGTAGTTAAAGGATACATTAGACCTCATCCAGTGATAGGGACACGTTCCAATGTGGCTGCAAACCTCTTTTAACAACCGTAAAATTACATGATGAGATGATTACTGTATAGGCCTCAAAACCCGTTGTAGACTGATCTGAGCCTGTTTTAGCCAGGTTCACCCTTATGTTAAAGCTCTGCTTGCCTTCGTCCCCATAATAGAAAGATCTAAGGTCTTCTGCTCCCCATCCACCGTCCACAGTCAATGTTCTATAAGATGGCAACATGTCCCAAGAAAGCTGAAATTTTCTTTTATCAGCAATGTGGTTTTTTCTTAATGTACCGTTAGATGTTCTAACAATTTTTTCAATTCTTTCAGTGCCGAGCTCAAGGGCACTTCTATTATGCTCAGTTACTTTATTCCAAGTTTTTGTTGTGCCAGCAGGGGAGGCTAAAAGATCTTTAGCTTCAATATAAAGGATAGAACCTCTAGGCAAAAACATTGACATTAGTAATTACCCCCAAGAGTTCTAGATCTTCCTTCTTTAGCATTGACTAAGGCCAACTCAGCCTTGAACCTTCTCATTATATCATCTGCGGTAACGTTTGTCCCATTTAAATCAATATCAATATTATAAACAATATTGCTGCTTGAAGAGTTGCCCATACCAGATATATTTCCAATTCTTCCACTTGGAATATTGTAGCTTGCCCCCAAAATATTATTTGGAATTATTTGACCTCCAGATGAAGGAACAAATAGCTCTGGACCACGCTCTCCTACAAGATACGGTTGGGAGCCTGTCATTCCAGAAACCCCAGATGCAGCACGTCTTACATATCCGCCCATTGCTTTTCTTACTGCTTTTGGTAATAATATTTTTGCATCAGCGCCAATTGTGGTTCTATATTCTTCTGAGCCGTATTTAAAAGTATCATTTTTTTTCATATTATAATAATTTAATAACACTTCTCTTGCGTCATCGGTCAGATATCCATCTTTATCTGTAGACTTCTTTGCAGCAGAAGAAATTATACCTAATCTATCAGACATAGAGTATTTAGCAGGATCTGCTTGAACAGCCTTAATTGCCTTTTGAAGATCTTCTGGAGTAATAGTTCTAGATTTACTTTCCCCCTTTGCCATTATATTATATATATCAGTCAAGCTTCTATTATCTTTACCCATAAGATCAAGTGAAAATGACGACATGCTTCCAGATAAAGCTTTTAGGTTATCAAATGCTCCGCCCATTGTAACTTCGCCCCGCCTTGGAAACATGTATGTTTTGCTTTCAGCTGGGATATACTTACCTTTAGCATCTTTGTTCAAGTAATTGCTAAAAGCTTCTGCCACATATTTATCTAAATTTGCGGCTTTAGCAACATCTTGCATAACATTTGAAAACAACATTTTAATCTCTGCTTCTTGAGACTTATAGTCTTTAGACTTAGGATTAAGCATAGAAAGCCTTGTGCCTAGGCTTGTTATTTGATTTGTAAGATCAGAAATAGTTTTAGCAGACTTTGCAAGATTGGTTGCCGCATTCTGGTTGGTATTAACATTTTGACCAGCCTTGTCTTTTGCTGCTGCATCATCATCTAATAGTTTTTGCTGAATAGCTTCTTCTTTTCTAGCTTTTTCATCATAGTTTGCTTCTGCTATTCTAATGCTTGCTTCTTTTTGAATCTGCTGAATTCTAATTTGTGCAGCTGCTGCAGCCTCATTATCTCCACGAGCAATTGCAGATTGTAGGTCTAGCTTGGCTTGTTGTAATTCTAATTCTGCATTTTCACGATCAAATGTTTCTCTAAGGGCTCTCTTTCTGGCTTCTGCTCTCTCCCTAATAGCTTTAATTTCATCTTGTATTGCTTTTATTTTTGCTTTATCTAATCCAGCGGTTCCCTTTGCTCCCTTTTCGGCTGCTGTTTGAGCTGCCTTTTGAAGATCAGTAACTTTCTTTAATGTTGGCGCCACATTTGCAACACCATTAAGATTATTTCCAACAAGGAGTGCTGTGTCTGCTGCTGCCTGTAATCCCGCCTCAAATGTCGCTAATGTTTCTGCTTGAGCTGAACTGATTGCTTTTAAATCAATCTTAACGCCAGCCAGCATTAATCTCCACTTAGCATACATTCCGCCAATTGTATCTGATTTATTTAATATATTTGCAAACTCTGGCCTCTGGGCTTTTAATGTTTTAAGTGTTTCTTCACCCAACTTATTATTTTTTATTCCAGACTCAGTCATTTTTTCAAACTGTATGGCTATTGCTCCTGCTTCGTCTAGCACCTTGCCAGATTCATCTTTAGTTCCAATTAAAGAACTGACAGCTGCATCTAATGAAGTTATAGCAGTATCGACATTTGAAGCAAATGCTGACGGATCTATCTCGGTAACATCTTTAATGTTTTGAGCTAAATTCTTTAATACAAATGATGCGGCAGAGCCTTTATCTGTAATTCCAGCAAATGCTTTATTGCTTATTGCTGATACTCCCATACCAGCTTTATCTGAAGCTTCAACAAGGGCGTAAATAAGGTTAGTTGCTTCTTCTACACTCTTTCCACTAGCTAGCATTTGAGCCTTTAGGTTTGCGGCTAAGTCATTTACTTTGCTTGCGTCTATGTTATTAAAGGTGTCTATCATTTCTGGCATATCTGTTTTTACACGTTCTTTTAATTCTTTAAGCTGCTGAATTGTTAAAGTTAATCCCTTAACGCCAGAGGAACTATAGGACTCAAAGTAAGAACGTGCTTTATCTGCTGCAAGTTTTTGCTCTTCACGTAATAATTTTATTTTATCAGTAAGACTTGTATATTTAATTCCAAGCTCTTTGGCACCTTTTTCTGTAATACCATTAAGGGCTATAGAATCTCTTTTTGCATCAGCAACATTTTTTCTCCACGCCTGGAATGCTTTAACTAAACCAATAATCGCTGCTATTGCTATTCCGCCAGGGAGTGCTCTAGTTAGTAAAACTAATCCAGATCTAACAACAGATATTATTTTTGTCATGCTGGTAAATCCAGATATGATTTTAGGAACAATTGCTAAGACTTTTGTAAGTCCTCCTGGAGCAATCATTGGAAGTATCGATGCCATTTGCATAACAGTTCCAGCTGTTCCACCCATCATTTGTCCGCCAAACTGCATAGCCATACCTGCGCCCATTCCAGCCATTGGACTCATTCCACCGCCTGCACGGGGCCTTGTTAAAGATTGACCAAAAAATCCCTTTGATCTTGCTTCTTGAAATACGTTTGGTCTTTTAGGTCCGTAAACTGGACCTCCATCTTCGTATCCTTGAACCATTCCGCCCATATTATATTTATTACCATTAGCAGAAGGAACCATCCCTCCACTGTTAAATCTTATTGCTCCTGGAATTCTTCTGCCTGGTGCAAATCTTCCAGCTGATGCCAGGCCTCTTCCGATAGCTCTTGGATTAGCAATTCCTCTTATAAAACCCATAGATCTAGACAACATAGATGTATTTTTTTGAAATTCCATATCGTCAAGATGTGCCCAAACTTGATTAGTGCCGAACTGTGCTCCTCTTGTTGCGCCAGCACCGTAGTTACTTGGTCGTTGACCTGGAATATTAATTCCAGTGGGGCTTGATCCACCACGCTTATTAGCTTGAGCTTGTGTTTCTCCAGGCCTTGGGGTCCTTCTGGTATCTCTTCTTCCAGGAGTCATTCTATCTTTTTGATAAGCAAGGCTTATCCCTGGGAATCTTGATTCCAATGCTTTTACTTTTGAGTCTATGGAATTAAATGCAATTTGTCCAAGTCCAGCGTCTCTATATTTTCCTGTTGGAACAATTTTTGAAGCCATATCCTTAGCTACTGCATTCATAATACCTTTTGTTTCTTGTGGAGAAACTCCATTGTGCAACAAGAAATCTTCTAGATCAATTAATCTTCCTGGCTCTTGTAAAGCAGCAATAATGTCTGCACCATTTGCACCACTGCCTCCCAGTTTTCCCGCAAGGGCGTCGTTCAGTGACTGTGGAAGAATCATTCCCCATCTGCCAACTAAATTAGCTTCTTTGCTGCTTCTACTGTTATATCCAAAAGAACCAAGTATGCTATTTGAAACGCCTGATGGCATATAGCCATCATTTGAAGATCCCAGATATCCACCATCATTTATTGATTTAAGTAAACCTAGATTTGCCTGAGTTGCCTCTTTATTTACAACGAACTCTCCAGGAGTAAGAATTGCTGGAACAATATCCCTATTTACATTTGGTCCAGGAACAATGTTTCCATCGTTCATAGTATAAACATAACCACCAGAATTCATCTTGCGTGGAACTGTTGTTTCAATATTATAACCAGCGCCTGATGTTCTTACCCCAAGTGCGCCTGCTACTTTATTTATAAAATCTCTAGTTCTTCCTTTTTTGAAAAGCTCTCTCATATTAGACTTTCCAGTAGGATCAACAACTGGCTGATTTAATGTAGGAACCATAGTAGGATTAATAGTTCTGCCCATTGCTGCTGCCTGTGTTGTAACAGCAGAAGAAATCATTCTTTCTGTTTCTAAGTTAAGAGCAATAATTTTTGCTTTAGCAGACTCTACTGTTAATTTACCTGCACGAAGTTCTGCAACAATTAATGCAGACTCTCTGGCAGCATTATCTGTTAATTTAGATACAACTGGAAGTATGTCGTCAAACTGCATCATAAATTCTCTGCTTACTGTACCAGTAGCAACAATTTGTTTCTTTAATGCTTCAATTTCTGCCTTTGACTGCATAGCAAGTGTGGCCATCATGGAATGCCATCTTGCCGCCTCTCCTGAAACTATACCAGTTGAAACTCCGCCAACAGATGTAAGTCCTGGAACATTTGGCAAAGCATCGTTCATGTAAATCTGAGGATTTTGTCCAATCTTCTGATTTACCATTCCAGATCCTGGAACCATTCCAAACATTGTCTGTGCAAGTCTTTCTTGCTCTGTCATTCCAGATCTTGGAACCATATGTGAACTTGCTCTTGTTCCCATTGGACCTACTAATGGATGTTGTGGATTTACAACTCTTCCGCCGCCTGCGGCCATAACTAAATTTCCAGCCATTGTTGATACTGCTGGATTTACACTAAGTGCTCCTGCTTTTGCTTTTGCTTCTAGTACTGAAAACTCATCAATTAAGTTTCCTAATGCTTGTTTTAATACTGCCGCTGCTTTTGCATCGCTATAGAATGATTGTTCAACTAATTTACCAGCTTTTTCTGCAGCCAAAATTTCTGGTGTAAGATATTTCCATCCTTCTCCGCCTTTAAAGAATGCCTTCATATGGAAGACGCCCTTCATCATGTATCCAAAGAAGTTAGCAAGAACACCAGTAATCATAATCAATGGACCAGCTATTGCTGTAACTCCACCAAGAAGTGCTAGTATTTGTTTTACTGGTCCAGGCAAATTATTTGCAAACTGTACAACCTTATCAATTACCTGAATAAGAGCTGTGTTAATAGTTAAGAATTGCTCACCAACATCTGCTAAAGATGCCTTTAAGCTTTCTAATGCTCTACGGTATTTACCTGAAGCAGATTCTGTAACTGCTGTTAATTCTCGACCTGCAACTGCAGCTAATTCGTCTGACGAAGCCTTCATAAGATCTAATACCTGAAGAGTCTGGCTTCCTTGTCTTCCCAGATTTTCAAATAAAGCATTCAATCTTGAGAACTGGAATTTACCAAACAACTGCTCAATTGCCTGTTGCTTCTGTAGCGGATTGAGAGTATCTAATGCGCTCTGCAACGCCATAAGAGTTCCCGTTAAGTTGCCAGCGTTATTATTAACAATTCCTAAAAGATCTATACCTAAAGTTTTAAACTTTCCTACTGCAACATCGGTTGGGTTAATCAGAGATGCGAGAGCTGACTTTAAGGCGTTTGCTCCTTCTGATGCATTAACTCCACCTTCACGCATCGCTGTTAGATACAAGGCTAGATCTTCTATGCTTCCGCCCAATCCTTTAATGATAGGTCCAGCCTTTGGAATAGCCTCTACTAAGTCATTAAGAGTTGTCGATGTTTGGTTTTCAACTGCGTTTAAAAAGTTAATTGATTGAGAAAGCTCATCTGTATTCTGTTTAAATGCTGACTGTATTGCTAGCGTTGCCTTCATTGCATCTTGACGATCTACTTCACCAAGCACTGCAAGTCTTGTTGTTTCTTTAATAGAGCCTAAAAGCTCATCTCCAGTTTTACCTGTTGCTGCAATGTCCGCAGCTAGACCAATTGTTTCTTTAAAGCTAACACCCATAGCAGCAGAAATTTCTTTAGCCGTTTGAGTAACATCTTCTCTAACTTTACCAAGTTCCTGGGCTGAAGTTCCAGCCACATCACCGTACACCTTTGTAAGTCTTACAAGCTCTTGATCTGCTTGTCTAAATGCATCGGCTGCCGCTTTACCAAAAGCTGCCAATGGTACGGTTAAGCCTACTGTTAACTGACGACCAGCCCACTGAGTATTCTTACCCCAGTTAATAAGTTGTCCAGCACCATCCTGAATAACCTTATTCATAATCTGCAATTCTTGTCTTGCAATTGCAGTCTTATTCTTTACTTCATCGAGACCTCTTGGAACATGCACATTGAACTGCATTAATCCTTGAGCGTTTCTGCCTAGTGGTTGTAGTACTGCATTCTGTAGAGCTACTTGCTGCTTAGCAAGGTCTCTAATTAATCCGCCAGTTCCTTGAGCATGCTGTCTAAATGTATTAAAGTATTGATTTAGCTTTAGCTTTCCGCCATCTAAATTTTTACCAAACTTTTCTACATCTGACTGTAAGCTTACGAAGTGTGTTGAGAACTGGCCTGTACTTCTTAGTGTGTCCGAAAAGGACCTGTTCATTACGGCAATTTGATTTGCCAACATCTTGTTAGAGTTAGCTAACTGCTCCTGCAATTTAGATAGGCTTGCAGTAACCTTATGCACATCGGCAATAAGGGCTGAGAAGTCGGCGTTAGCGACTATGCGGGTACTGATTGTTTCGTCAGCCATTTATCTCCAGTTACTCCTTAGAGTATCCTAGTCCTTCTCCAATTCCGAATCCAGCCTGAGCTGCGAATCTTCCTTGTAGCGACACAACATCGTTGCTATTAGCATTTATTCCTGCTGCTCTCAACTGTATGTCTTCAAAACTAGAAGCCTCCTTTTTATCTTCTTGATACTCACCTATATCTACTCCCTTTAAAGATGCTTGGAACTTTTTTAGATCATGTTCCTTTTTCTTCAAAGCCTGGAAAGTATTTATAAGTTCTGGCATTGATAGATTTTCTTCAAGTTCATCGTAATTTTTCCAATGACCTAAAAGAAAAAGTTCTCCTTCTAAAGCGGCTAAGTCTAGTTCTGACCAGCCAGAACCGCTGCCGCTAGTAGGTTTGGGTCGTCAAGTTTAATTCCTCCGCAAACTTCAAGGATGCGGTTCATTGTTGGAACATCAAGAGCGTCTTCGAATGCATCTCTATTTGCTACTAGTTCTGGTAATTGTCTTTCTAATGCAATTGCACAGGCATCGATCAAGATGTTAAGTGTCTCATCTTCTGTTTGAGATTCGCCTGTCTTTTGTATTGCTATCATGAACTTACGAAGTTCTTTAATCGATAGTGGCTTTAGCTTTGCTATGTCACCATTTTGTAGAGTTACTTCTTCTACGTCATATACTGTTGTTGCCAATTTAATCCTCCTAGGATCTACTCTCAATCATTATACTAAAAATAATATACTAATACAACCAGAAAGCCCCTGATTTCTCAGGGGCCCCATGGAATTAATTATTTAATTATACTACCAATACACGGTCAATAATCTTACCGTACTCTTGTCCTTCGTAGCCGCTCATAGCGGTTGGAAGAAGACGGAATGTTACTGGGAATGTGGTTGGGGCTGAACGAGCCAAAGTAAACTGTGACTGTTGTACTGAAAGAACACGACGTGCATAATATACACGCTCTGTCTGAGCACCTGATGTAGTTGGTGCTTGACCAACTGCAACAAGCTGACGCTCTGTTGGTGCAATACCAAGAGCACCTGCGGCTAGACCTAGAGTATCCTTCTTAGTTGTGCCTGTACCTGTTGAAATAATTGTGTTATCTTGTGTGATTGCGGTGTTATTGGTTGGATCGTCTGGCTGTCCGAAAACTACTAGAACGTTCTCTAGTGTTCCTTCTGACATTTCAGTTGCGATCATAACCTCCATCGCTGACTTGAACAGCTTTGCTGTATCAAGAAGCTGGTCGACAGTTACTGAATCATATGTTGGATTGTATGTAATCTGCAAACCGTTGTTGGTAAAACCTACGTTTCTGTAATAGAAAGTACCAGACTCAACTGCGTTAAGTGTATCTGTATAGGATGTTCCTGTTACAAATGCACCAGCGTTAGTTGTTCCTGGCTCTGAGTTTTCGTATGTTGCGTATCCTGATGTTGTTGAATCAATGTTTGAAATAAACAACGGAGATGCACCTACGAGAATGTTTTTAGCATTACCTGCGTTTTGTGCCATATTGTGTTTCCACCTCCTGGAATTCTTTGGTTATTAAATTGTAAATCTAAAAATCTTGGCTGGCTAGGCCTCTTCCCTCTTGGTACAATTTTAGTCCATTAAGGGTAAAAAGGCAAACCCCTATAGGAATCTCCCTTGTCCGTCTGTAATTCTAGAATATTTAATTTCTAGAATGACCTCAGCGGCAAAGAAACCTTGTAGCTCTTCTGATGGGGCAGTTGGAGAGATATCTGCTATCCAAATAGTATGGAATTTAAACTTATCTGATAGTTCTGCCCATTTGTTTATATCTCTAGCTGACTCATCCATACGCCTAAATTCATCAGTTAGATAGTTTCTGATCTCATTTATATCAGACACAGAGGTTGAATATAGGGTAAGCATTATTTGCTCACAGCATATGAGCCAGTTATCCTCATATGACATTCCGACCTTATCATATACAATATGCTTCTTTCCGCTCAAGAACTGATTCATTTCTGCTGCCTGCTGAACAGGAATAATTGGAACTATATTTTCATTTAAATTATCGCTCCAGTAGTCATCTTGGTCAAATATATTTCTAGAAGATAGTTGATCCCACAAATACTTTCTAAGTTCTAGCATTGCGTCTAACTTATAATTAGCTGTCATAGGGCACCTCCGAATGCTATAGCAAGTGCTGAGTCTGCCTGAGATCTAACAATATTAGGAGAAAACTTATATTGAACTTTTTTAATATTAGATGGAAGCTTCATAGCTTTAGTCAGTCTTGAATTAAATAAAGATTGAAACCCAGAATTTTTAATAGATGTATTTACTAACTGTCCGCTAAAAAATCTAGAATACGCAAGAGCAAACTGATTTCTTGCTGCTGACCCTCCAGGTCTTTTTACTGTAACTGGTGCACCTTTAGGCATAAATACTGTTTCTCCATTATATTCAAATACCAGTCTTTCCGCATTCTTTGGTCTAATAACTAATGGCAATCCTTCTTCCATTACTGCGGCTTTGTTAATAAACATATGTCGTCTTTTACCTTTACCAGTTGGAACCATAGATCTTGAAGGCTTAAATTCATAATTAATTCTAAAAGAAAGGCCTTGCTCAGAAATTTTATTTATTTTAAATAGCCTTGCAGTTGGATTTCCAACCTTTTTCCACTCATACACATGGTGCAAAGACTTTGGTCTTGTTCTTGCAAGTGCGTCTACATAGTTACCAAAATCATCATTTATTTGATCAAATATTGTTTTTGTAAAAGCATTTTGAAACTGCTTGCTAGATGTTAGTTTTGCTATTACATTAGCTTGATAATATATATACGCAGATACTTGAGCTACCGTACTATCTTTCAAAGTTCCGCCTGGACCAGATCCACCCATTAGTCTTTCTAGACCGCTAGATGCTTGAACCAGAAGATTGCTATTGTCCAATTTGCTGATTCTCCGATCTCTTCATAGATGAGTTATATGCTATCACACGGCCAAATGGGTCTGTGACTGGGGTTGTTCCCATTACTTCAAATACAGTTGGAGTCTCGCTAGGGAAATTGATTTCGTGCCAAATAACATTGCCATCGTTATCTCTAATGTTAGTAACTTTTTCTCTTGGAGTTAGTCTCTCAGATGTTCTAACCTGAATAATTTGATCGTTGATATACTTGTTTGAAAATACTTGTTTATCACTAGACCTAGTTGTTGCAGAGTTGCTAATAACTCCCTTTGCATGGCATGCTACAGTTTTATAGTATGACCATTCACGAATAATAGCCCCAGTATCTGTATCTTGAACTTCAGTCTGCTTATAAACATCTAGATGCATAGACAAGACTGAGTCTATTAGGTCGTTCATTATATAATTTCTACCTTTGTAGTAAGGACATAGTCTGCCAGCAATTTATCTGCATATGCATTTCCTGTACCAGTATGTGCTTCTCCAGTATATTCAAAGTCCCAGTCAAATGTTGATATCTTCTTAATATACTTGTTTCTCCATACACTGTCTTTAGTAAAGTAGTCTTTCATTAATTCAATTGCCGCTAACTCTACGTCGTCTGGGACCTTTTCCCAACCAAATCTGCCCTGTACCTTGTAAGGTACCCCAGACTGAAAAACTCCAGAAGCATAATCATGTATGCTTGGCGGGACCATTCCATTTGCTGTATACACAGTATTGTCTAACATTCCTGCACGATTAATTTTAATTCCATATCCTGTTTCAGAAACTTCTACTGGATAATTCCAATTGTCTATTTCATTAATTGTGTCTAATAGCAAAATGTCTCTGGCATACAATTCATGTAGGGTATTGATTTTTGCTGGCAAAGGAAGAATGTCTGAATCATATCCATATACGACATAAAGATCATCGTACAAATAGAAACTCTGTCCTGTGTGCTGCTCTATCTGTTTACGAGCATATCTTTCTGCTCTCACCAGTTCTTTATATGATTTATAATTTGGGTCTGAAGAATCTATGCTAAATCCTAGATCTTGAACGTGATTAAAGTCAACATATGGGGTTACTACATAAACCTCATCCATACGTATTACATTTGTAGAGCCAATCATATACTCCCATTGAAGCCTCAATGTTTTATTTCTATCAGTATATTGATATGGAATATTTACGGCATATGCGCCAGGATTATTCTCGTCTGGAACAGATGTAAGAATTGTAAGTAAGTGTGTAGGATTGATTGCTGGACTAATAGCAGGATCATTAGTTACATCATATAGCTTTACTATAGGAGTAGTGTCTGGTACTGTTACATCACCGTTCCAAAAAATCTGATGCGTAATTGGGGACTGTGTCCTAATTAATATCTCTGCCATCTTATAGGCCTAGATTAGTTGTAGTACTCCTGGACTTCCTTTGGAGTTGCTAATCTAAAGCCCTCCTCCTTATCAAAAATTTCTTGAGCCTTATCTTTATTCATTGCTACAAATGGGTGTTCTTTTGTGAACGTGTAACCCATAATATCATATCTAAAATTAGCTCTGGTCATTCTTACTAATACTGTGTCTGCTGGCTGTTCCGCCTTTGGATCAAACTTAGGTAATACCTCTACTGACATATCTTCTTCGTCTTCTTCCATCTTATCAATGGTCTTGTTATATACAGACCAAGTTACGCCTTCTTCTGCGAGGGCGGCAATGATATCGGCTTTATTTTTTAGGCCTTCGGTTTCGACTGCAAAGTCTTCTGCAATCTTTTTTAATTCAGATACCTTTAATGTCTCAAATGACATATATATATCTCCTCATTCTACTCAAATCAATTATAGCATTACTAAATTAAAATGAAAAGCCCCCAAAATTAATTGGGGGCCTTTCTTACGGGTTAATTCCTAATTAGGAAGCTACCTTAACGTTCTTAACAACGACCCAAGCGTCTGCTTGTTCGATCTGGACACCAACACGAGTATACATTGTGTACTCAATTGAGTCCTTACGTGGCCAGAAGAAACGGTAAACGGTTACATCACGCTTGATACCAATAACAACGTTATTTGGGAATGTCAAGTGGATATCTCCATGGTTACCTGTCTCACCTGTGTAGTCGCCATCTTGTGCTTCAGGAAGTAGTGGAACTTCAACAATCGGAATACCGAATGCGAATGGAGCCACATAACCTGCTGGACCACCTAGAGGCTGTACACCTTGTCCACGGATTACGCTTGAAGCGATATCCTGTGGGATAGTGTTGTTTGTTCCAATGCTGTTAGCATATAGGAAATCTTGGATAAGGTTTGAACCTGCCAAGAAGCGAAGGTCTGCACGGCGTTGCTTGTACTTACGTGGAAGAGCCTTAAGAGCGCTGTTAAATACAGCACGGCTTACTGCAGCTCCTGCAGCATCGACAACGTGACCGTTTGCCTTTGCCTTCTTAACTACACCATCAAATGCGCTGTAAAGCGGATCTGATCCTGCAGCATTACCATTAAGAACAACATCTTCAATGTCGTTACCTGCTTGTGTTGCCATCATTCTGGCAATATGATCTTCAAGATCAGCACCCTCAATATTGTCTTCTAGAGACTCAGTTGAAAGTTCCCAATCTAGACGAAGCTTCTTTGTTGAAAGAGAGATCTTTGAGAAAGTAACAGCTGCATTTGTTGCAGTGTTATCTCCTTCAGTTGCGAGCTTCATAAGCTTCTCGCCGACTGACATACGATCAATCTCAGTTGTATCTGCTCTCATTCGGACAGTACGTGCGACCTTTCCAATTACGGTTGCGTCGAACATGTAGTCTAGGAAGCGGGCAGATTGTTCTGGGTTTAGAAGACCACCTGTTTCAGATGCACCAACATGAACTCCAGTTCCTGTAAGGGAACCACCGTTCATGCCTGCTGTTGCAGTTGTGCCTGCAGCAATAGTCTTTTCTAATGTTTCATTACTCATTTATATTTTCACCTACCTTTTTTAGTTAAAAATTTCATTCACGGAACCGAGGAAAGAACCGTTCCACTTTGATTTTTTGATTGTTACTTCCTGAGACCCGCCAAGGTCCGAGGACTTCTTAATTGCAGTCTCTGATTCTACTGCATCGACACGCTTTTCTACGCCATCAATCGTGTTCTTGATATTTTCTACAGCCTTTGAAAGTGCTGCATGCTGTTCTGCCAATTCTGAAATTCGGCTATCTACGCTCTTGCTGAATGTCTCAACTGTATCTTTAATAGTTGAAACTTGAGCAGCATTTGCTTCTGAAGCCTTACTTAGTGTATCCGAGAAAAAGCCTTTAAGATCGCCTAGCATCTTTGCAAAATCAGGTTCATCAACCATAACTTCTGATACGTCGGCTGCTTTTTCTAGAACTTCGGCAGAAGCGTCTGCTACTGCATCTGCAGGAGCTTCTTCAACAGCTGGTGCTTCCTCTGCGGGAGCAACTGCTGCTGTGTCTTCTACGGCTGCTTCTGGTGCTACTGCATCTTCTGCAACTACGTTTTCTGTATTATCTGACACTTCTTTACCTCCTTCTATGTCTGCCTGTTTTGCAATTTGTGTTTCAGGCATGGACAATCTTGACTTTTTGTGTAAATCAAGAATCTTATCTATTTCTTTTGCTTTGTTAACATCGTTTGATTCTACCCAACCGATCAATGTTGCAGGCTTACCTGTAACTGGGGAATCGTATGATGATTCTGTTGATACAAATACTGAATCACTGTCTGCACAGTAAAAAATATTTTCTGCTACAACTTCTGTTGCCATTCCTTTAAATACTAGCTGCCCGTTCATTTTCTGAACAGACAAGATGTTGCATAGCTCATTTGCTGGTGAGTCAACTACTGACAACTCCATCAATGCGTAATCTTTAATAAATCGAACTGTCTTACCAGTTGACTTGTTAACTTCGTTTTCTGAATCTACAATCTTTCCGCCGATTGAGAATCCTGCTAGAGTTCCATCAAGAATCTTTTCCCAAGTATCTTGTGCACCCTTTGAAATGTATGCGTCTACATAAACTCCATTGTAAAATTCTTTTGTTGCTGGATCGTAAAATGTTTCTGGTCTGAATGAAACCATCTTACCAACTGCGTTTGATCCGTGCATTTCACGAATGTTTCCACGGAAATTTTCGAATGCTTTTAGGCTTGCTTCTGCTGAAACAACGTCGCCTGTTTGATCTAGATTATCGAGTGTCGCAAAACCAGAAACTGTGCGCTTTTCACGATTGACTTTTGTGAATGGCACAGATAAACTGATGTTATCGCCATGTGAAGACCATAAAGATTTTTCAATATTCATATGCTTAATTTTATAGCGTTATTCACTATAACGCAAATAATGGTTGAGTAGGGCTAGTCGACTTGTCGTCCGTCACCCTGAGCATTTCTGCCTTCCCCAGAAATATCTGGTGAATTTGCAGACCTTTCGGAATCTCTAGTTCTAGTTTTACCAGCCTGTGCCCGAACCTCTGCCTGGGCCTGCGGCTTTAATTCTACAACTTTATCTCCGCCATCAAGTGGGACCATACCCATTCTAATTCTAACTTCATTAGGGGTAATTACCTGCATTCTTAAATATCGCTCATCGATCTTAGACTGAGTATCTTCGTCGGTCAAGGTCAACTCATTGAATTTAAGAAGTAGGGCATCTGTCATTTCCTGAATAATTTTATTTAATTTCTTTTCTAAATTCATTTGAGCTGGACGACATACTTGCTCTCTAAACGTCTTATCAGCATCTCTTGCCACCGCCAAGTTAACTCCCTCTGGAGTTCCAATCTTATTAATTGGGACACGATGAGATAATAGAATTTCATCTCTATTAGATTTACGATACACGTTAAATGAAGACTCTTGAGTTCCTGCCTCAATTGGCTCCATCTTAAATTCAACCTTTGAGTCTGGTGAATCTGGTGGAAGTGGAATATATAGAGATCTGTGATTCTTTCCTCTTAGCCCAACCTGGAAAAATTCTAGAAGTTTACGCTCTGATTCTGTAGACAACTTAGCACCCTTTACAGTGATAATATATCTTGGAACCGCCTTGTTTTCAAAGTAGTCAAGGTTGTACTTGCCAGCAAACTCGTTTCCTGCCATCGCATTCTGTGATGCAATAATATCTGGAATACCGTAATAGTTATTTGTTGGTGTGTACTTCTTTAGATGAATAATTTCATTAGGACGCTCTAGGCCACCGTCAATTGGATTAGGAGTTTCTTGATCTCCGAAGTTACGGAAATAAACAGCCTTGCCATAAAGCAATTGAATAAAGCCATCACGCAAACGGCGAACTCGCATAGTCTTTGCTGGGATATGTCCAACATATCCAATCTTGCCTGCTGAGGTTCTACCAATTTCAAGGTATCCATTACCTGTTGCCTCAACATCTGTATAAGCCTTAATTAAAGTTTCTGTAAATGTTTCTTCTTCATTGCATTCCTCTAGCCAATCATAAAGATCTTGACGAAGACGATTTAATTTACGACGTGCACGTTCTAGCGCTTTGTCGTCTGTAATGTTATCAAATGCTTCTTGTGTTTTTCTTGTCTCAACAAAGTCGTGGCCTAGGCCAACAATATTGGAAACCTTAGCATTAATTGCTGCATAATTGTATGGTGAAATTTCATAAATCTGTGAAAGGTAATCTAAGTTGTATGGTGGCTCAATAAGGTCAAACATCGCATAGCCAGTAATAGCTTGTGCAAGAAGATTCTGTTGTGTTTCTGTTCCATCAATTCCCTGGAAACGCTTTTGCAAATCTCTATTCATCTTACGACGGAATGAAGCACCTAATCCAGATACTTTTGTTAAATCTTCTCCCTGAATTTTAAATGGGTCATTACTCTTTGATTCTACTGGAGCATTAAATCTCATCCAGTCTGCAACATTAGAAATTGATACTTCTTCTCCGCCTTCATCATCAATAAACTCTATCATCTTGTTCCCCCATTTTTAAGAGCCTTCATCTGGTCTTTATATTCACCGATATCTAAAGGATCTGGTGTAAGTCCCCACTTTAATCTTGTTTGCTGTTCTTCGAATTCTTCGTCGTTGATTTTTCGTTTACCCATAAGAAATTTAGGCCCGCCCTCATATATACCGTATGTGCGAACTTCTCTAGCCAAAGCATCGATTCTGGATCTATTGCCTTTTTTTGACGTGACCGAAAGAAAGTTCCCATCATCGTCTCCAATCCAGCGACCATCTGGCATTTCCCAGACATAGATTCCGAGAGTTGTTTCGTCCTCGTTAAACTTTGCGCCTAATCTTTTGATATCCATATAGTTTTATTTTACCATTCTTTACAATCTAAGTCCAGCTTTTTGTCAAGGTATGTGACAAATTTATACGCTTTGAAGCACGATCCAGTCATTATTGTATGCAATAATATCAGATTCTGTCAGGGTAACTGACGGTTCTGATATTGTAGATACCGCTCTACCTGTATATAGCTCATAATGGGTTTCTACTAGCCCTGAAGTTAATTCTTTTTCATAGGTAGCAATATTCTTATATAGGTTGCTTGGTCCGCCTGCCGTCTCATAATTTAATTGAATAGCACCTGTAATTGGGGTAGTAAATACAACAACTATATAATGGGGTTCTTCTTCAACTAAATATGAACTAATGTTTGTCTGATTAGTTACATCTACATTGTTTACATAGATCTTGGCTATATTGGCCTTAGAGACCACTCCAGAGCCGTTCCAGGCCAGTCTGGTAGCAGAAGGGTCGGAACCGTAGATAAGGGTGTTAGAAGCCAACGTAAGCGGTGTGAAGAACATCTCTACAGACTTGATATCAGACAATGTGTTGATATTAAATCCTGCTCCATTTTTAGCCCTAATTCCGTTTGTATAGTTTCTGGAAAGAATAGGATAATTTAAAGATCCTAAATAATATTCTGTATTTGATGTTATCTTGTCCCCGAAATTATCTGCGTATATATCTTTATTTGTATAGAAGGCAATACAGAAGAATGATAGTTTTGGTAGATATTTGTTAGCATCTGATGTTGTCATTGTTATTCTAATATATAATTTACCAGATGCGTCAAATGAATCTTTGGTATATTGAGGAACTGGCTGACCATTTACACATGATACATATGTGGTTCCGTCAACACTTGTTTCTACTGTAACTCCTAAATCATTCCGCCATTCTACCTTTGATGTTATAAGGTTCATTTCTGATGGAACTAATATAAAGTCATTGATTACAAAGGTTTTTGATTCCGCCGTTTCTGTTTCAAGGAAACCAAGGTGTTTATTTAAAACATCATAATATGTATTATCGTCTAGCCAATTAGTCCATGGCTTATCTACTGGATAAGAGTAATCAAACACAGCTTTCATATTAGCGTCTGATCCGCTATAGAAAACTCCCTCATCTGGATATGCTACTTGAATTGCTGGGGATGTTACATTGCCATTGATATAATGGCTTAGAATAGTTTTTGATGGCAAAGAATATCTGTATGCTGCTGGAGCATCTACAATAAATGTATCGCCAGATGTTGTTGTAGGACCAACACTTAATGATAGCGCTGTATTTGTGAATTTAAAACTAGTTAGAGATTTAGACTCTACCTCTACTCCATCAATATAAAGAGATATAGATTCACCAGTGTAATTACCTACTAGATGAGTTGTCTTTCTTGAATATGATAATGGGGCTATTACGAACTCTGTTTCAGAGACCTTGAAAAGAATATGTCCTTTGTCCCAAAACAATCCTATATCATTTGTAGAATCTGCAAATAGCGTTGTCTCTGCTGTTGATTCAATTGATGGGCTAATCCAGCATTCTAGTGTAAAGTCATTATCAGATGTATCTGATGTTCCAAACGAGGATGAGACTGTTGCTCCATAGTAATCTTTTGTTACTGGTAATGTTATATATGCTGTATTGGTTATCTTTGTCCCAGATCCGCCGCCTGATACTAAAGGAAGAATATTAGATGCGGGAGACCCTACGTAAGTTCCATTATTGCCGCACCCTGATGAGTCAGAAGCGGTGGTACCAGAAGACTCGTCCAACGGCCAGAAGCCAATTGGATAGTCTTTAATTACCTTTAATTGATAACTCATATTGTTATTATACCAACGAATGGGTATTGGGTATATTACTCTGCTGGGGCTGTGTTTTTAGCATTAAGTAGGTTTACTACTGTTTCTGCCGTCTGCCTAATATCTAGAGCACGAGAAATTTCTTGGCATCCCATACGGATATCTGAAATGTTTGCTACTCTATCAAGCTTTAGCTTTTGCCCAATATCTGTTACTACTTTAAATTGACCGTCTTTATCTTTGATTACAAAGAATACGGTTTCTACTTCCGCCGCTTCTGGGGCGGCAACTTCTGTTGATTCAACTGAATCTATATTTTCTGACATAATTATCCTATCTCTTAAAAGTCAGTATATCAAATTATTTTATGAATGTCTATGTTAAAGTGGATAACGAATTATAACAATTCCAGATCCACCAGCGCCTGTTGTTCCAGAGTCTCTAATTCCTCCGCCGCCAGAACCAGTATTTGCTATACCATTTCTATTTTGACTATTTGTACTAGAGTTAGATGATCCCATTCCGCCGATTCCATTTTTCATAGAGCCTACCCAAGAACCACCAGATGCACATCCTCCTCCACCTGCTGCATAAAATTGAGAGCTTCCGCTTATAGAATACTGTAAACCGTTTCCACCTTCTCCGCCTATGCCATTAGTTACAGTGTTATTAGCATTTGTTCCTGCGCTACCTGCCCCACCGCCACCGCCGCCAGACCAATTGTCTCCTCCAGATCCAGGCCTTCCTTCTCCTCCATTGTTACCTTGCCCAGATGTTCCTGAACCACCAGGTCTGCCAGTACTTGTATCGTCTCCTCCGCCTCCACCACCTGAACCGCCAGGTCTGCCAAATCCGCCGCCAAGTCCGTCGTTACCAGTTGCTGGTGGATAATTATTGCTTGAAGGATGAGCCCCACCGCCACCGCCTCTTATAGCTGTTACACCAAATGCAGATGAATTATTTCCATAATTTCCTACTTGTCCTGGATTGCTTGAAACACCGCCTGCGCCTACAACTATTGAATAATTTGAAGTATTTACTTGATATTGTGAAGAATATATAAGCCCTCCAGCGCCACCACCGCCACCAACTTGGCCTCCTCCGCCTCCGCCACCTGCGACAATTAAATACTCTATTGCTCCAGAAATTTCTGTGTTAAAAGTAAAGCTTCCAGGTGTTGTAAAAGTATGTATTTTATAGCCTCCAGCGTTTGTAATTGTTCCACCAGTTCCGCCAAGACCTTTGTTGGTTGCATTTTTTATTTTGCCTTGGGAGCCGAATGATCCTCTTACGCTATTAATAAATGGCATTTTTATCCTTTAGTAGTTTAGATTTGAGTTTGCAAAAACAATCCAACTGCTTCCTGATCTAATGAAAGTAAATGAGAATACATCTATTTTATTTGCAGAAGATGTTGGTAGCGGAGCCTGACCATTTGGCCAACGAATTGTTTGATTTGTTCCACTAATCTGAATAGTTGTTGGAAGATATCCAGTTGAGCCTTGAGTTACAAGTACGTTTACTGTCATAACCTTATCATTATCTGTTGGCATGTTAGTAAAGTTAAATGTCATGTTTCCTGTTGGAGCCGTTGAAATATAATAAATGTTTCCAAGTGCCCAATCGCATGTAGCTGTATTTGTAGATAATGTAACAGGAACTAGATTTTCTCTTAATTCTTGAATATCTACAGTACCGCTAAGAGATACTGTTCCAGTAGCTGTAAGCCCTCCAGTAATTCCTACTGTTCCTGTAGCTGTAATTGATCCCGAAGTAATAGCGCCAGTTCTAATATCTGCGTATGTTAATGAACCCTGGGAGAAGTCAAGTGTATTAGTTGGCTTTGTTGTTGCACCCTTGAAGAATTTAAATACTCCATCTGATGCATCACGCAATACTCCAGCGTATTTTGTTCCGCTTGACACGTATTCACCAACAAGTCCTAAATCGATTGCATCTCCTGTATTGCCATCAGCAACGAATACGATTGGAAAAGCCACTTCGAGAGTTTGTACACCAGTTTGTGAACCAGATCCACCGAAGGAAAGATTGCCTGCGATATTTACATCACCCTGGATACCGACTCCTCCAACAATTGTTACTGCACCAGTAGATGGTGAAGTTGATGGTGTTGCAATTTCAATATGCATATTGCCAGGACGTACACCAGTTTTTGGTGGTGTAATTACAACCTGAACATTTTCTTCATCATCAAATCCTCCAGCTGCGAGAACAATTGAGTTATCTGATCCATTTGCTCCAGTAGCAATTACTAGATTTCCGTCTCCAGTAGTTATTGCTGGTGCTTCATAAAATATATAACCATCATGTGGTCCTGTTATTCCAAATGTTGTCTGTGAAAATGTTGAGCCAGTAACACCCATATCGATCCAGCCAGCGGTATCATTTCCAGTATCGGCATAAGCAATAAAGTCTGTTGATGAATTTGCTGATTGGTTATGGATTGCAACCTGTGCAAACGGCTCACCATTTAATTCAAATACCGCACCTGGATTTGTTAAGTCTGCAGAAGTTTCAAATGTTCTAGCATTTTGACCTACATATACTGTTCCAGTAAGAGCTGTATCTCCTACGATATTTACGTTTTGTGAGAAGTCTACTTCTGTTGTTGAAATAACAATTTGCTCGGCACCACTTTGTAGTCCACCCGCCGCAATAATAATATTATTAGATAAACCAGTAGAATCTGTTGCAAGCACTAGGTTGCCATCTCCTGTAAACTTGTTAACCTGTGAGTTAATAACTGATGTTAAAGCAATGTTTCCTGCTGTGTATCCTGCGGGAACTGCAACTACAACCTGTGTTGAAGTTGGTGCTGAAACAACTGTATATCGACCTTCTAAGGTCGGAGCCACTGGAAGAATTAAGTCAAAGATCACTCCAGCAATCATTTGATGTGGAGTTCCAGTAATAAGATTTAGGCTTGAGCCCGCAACGCTATACTGACTTACTGTAACAACTCCCGCAATAGCACCTGACATAAATACATATCCATCGCCAGGTCCTGTCAACGAAAATGCAGGGTCATTAAAAGATTGATTAGTAATACCCATATCGATCCAGCCTGACTCATTTGTACCATTTGAGGCATACGCAATGAAGTCGGCGGAAGATGATAAACCAGCTCCTGTATTCACAAGGGCTGTTTGAACAAAACTATTTGAAGATCCTTCAATACCTAAAGCTACATCTGTTAAATCTGCAGCAGTAATAAAGTCTGTAATATCTTCGCCAATTAAAAATGTATCGAAAGAATCAGACCAGAATGTGAGGGTTCCGTCTGTCTTTAATACTTTGCCTGCTTGACCTTCGGTTGGTGGGATTTCAGAACCTTCCACCATACGTGTCCAGTAATCTGTATCTGTAATGACTTCGCCAGTTGATGGGACTTCATTTGTATAAATCCAAACAATATTATTATATCGAACAACGTCGTTTAACTTATACTCTACTTCAGTATCCCAATCCCCTTTCCAAATAAAGCGGATTGATCCAAGATTAATAATTTGCGTTGCCATTAGTTTACCCTCACTATAAGATTAGACTTGTCTGCTTCAGACCATTCGAATTCTAATTCTCGTGTTGTAAATGTCCATTCACGATAATCAGTACTTCTACGATTTTGATCTGGCAGTACTACTTCTGTTGTTCCATCTTCTATAATTTCTAAAGACAATTGTCCAGAAACTGGAAGATATTTAAATCCATAAAATGATCCAAGATTTGATCCTGGAATCTGTTGCCAATAATCGCCTGTCCATTCCCATGCAATTTCGCCAAGAGTGTAGGTGTCACCTACAGATGGCGTTGCTGGAAAAGTAACTGGCATTTTGGTCTCCCGTTATACTTCAACCCATAAGTCGTCGTAGTATATAAATAACTTTGCTATAGAAGAATTGTACCAGATATTGCCTTCTATTGGACTTGTAGGGGCTGTTTCAGATACTGTTACTGTAGATCCCGCCTCTTCCGCTGTCAAAAGTATCTTATTGTTGTCATCGTCGTAGGACGCTGTTATATTTGTATGGCTGGCATGTTCAAAGAGCGGTGCTATGGCATCTTGAATTTGCTCAGTACTAATAGTGGCAGTTCCAGTAAGCAAAATTTTATTATTATCGTCATCATATGATGCTGTTAAATTAGTATGACTTGAGTGATTTAGTAGAGGAGCTACAAAGTCCTGGATCTCTTCCTGTGTTAAAACTGGGTCTTCTTCAGAGCTTGAATAAATACGCCATGCCGTTCCGTCCCAAGCAAAGGTGCGGGTACCAATAGTAACCTGCTGTCCATTAGTAGGATTTGACGGGAAATTCAAGGCTGAGGTCATAGATTAATTATACCTCAACTCTCATTAAATCTATTGAATCTAGGGTATAGAAATGGTATACTAAAGGCCTAGCAAACAAATTTAAATATTTTGCTTCTTATACAGTTATGGATATTATGAAAACCGATAAAATAGTAATAGTTGGAGGCGGATCTGCTGGCTGGATGACTGCTGCTACATTAATTAAAGCTTTTCCGAATAAAGACATTTCAGTCATTGAGTCTAAAGATGTTCCTACTGTTGGTGTAGGAGAGTCAACTATTGGTGGAATAAGAACATGGACCAGATATATAGGGCTTGATGAATCTACCTTCTTCAAACAAACCGATGCCTCTTTAAAACTAAGTATTAAATTTACAGATTTTTATAAAAAGGATGGCGGGTCATTTCATTATCCATTTGGACAGGCTGATGTTATTAACAATAGAAATCCATTTTTTGACTGGCAATTAAAAAAATATTTTTATCCAGAAACTCCAATTGAGGATTTTGTAAGATGCCTTTTCCCAGCTTCGGCTTTATTTGAAAACAATAAATTTTCTTTAAATAATTCAGGGGATTTTGATCACTTTGATGCCGCTAACGATGTTGCGTATCATTTTGATGCAACTAAATTTGGAGTGTGGCTTAGAGAAAACTATTGTATTCCTAATGGAGTAAAACATATTATAGCAACTGTTTTAGAAACACCAAACGACCAAAACGGAATTAAGCACCTTGTCCTAGATAATGAAGATATTGTTGAAGCTGATTTATTTATTGATTGTACTGGCTTTAAAAGTCTTTTGCTAGATAAGGCTTTAAATGAACCATTTGACTCGCTATCCAAAATGCTACCAAACAATAGGGCTTGGGCTACTAGAATTGAATATGAAAATAAAGATATTGAATTAGAAGGTTTTACTAACTGTACAGCTATTGAAAACGGATGGTGCTGGAATATTCCTTTATGGTCTAGAATAGGAACTGGCTATGTATACTCTGATAAATTTGTAACTCCAGAAGAAGCAAAAGAAGAATTTAAAAGATATCTAATGTCGGACAAGATGGTTATTCCACGAACTAAGGAGCAGGTAGATGCTCTTGAGTTTAAAGAAATAACTATGCGTGTTGGAATACATAAAAGAACTTTTGTTAAAAATGTTGTAGCTATTGGCTTATCGGCTGGCTTTATTGAGCCACTTGAGAGCAACGGACTGTTTAGTGTTCATGAATTTTTATTTAATCTTATAGACATACTACAGCGTGGAGAAATATCTCAATTTGATAGGGATATGTATAATGTAAGTACTCGTGACCTATTTGATCAATTTTCTAAATTTGTTGCCCTTCACTATGCCCTATCGCATAGAGATGACACAGAATACTGGAAAGACATTAATACTAAAGAATTTAAAGATGAAATTTCAAATGATCCGTATACCCCAAATAGGACGAAGGCTGGGGCCTTCTATGATATTATTGGGCGTTATATGGAAGAATGGTTTCATCCATACGGAATGGCTGGTATTACATATATAGCAACAGGAATGAATCTTCAAATGATAAACGACAATAGGATTGCAAATATGACTTATAGATATAAGCGTGACTACTTATCAGAAGCGGATGCCATTTCTGAAATATGGGAAAACAAAAAAGCTAAATGGAATAAGGCTGCAGAATCGTCTCCTAGCCTTAAAAAATTTTTAGAGGACACATTTTATGGCAAAGAATAGGTATGAGTGGGTATATGCTTTATCTAGAATGAAAGATAGATCATATTGGAATAGGCCAAATACTGTAGAATTTTTTGCTTTTATGACCAAGCTTTCTATTATATTTCCAGGGCTTTTATTTGGTAAGCAATGGTGGTGGCTATATATATTTGCTTTAGTTTCTAGTTTAGCTTTAATTTGGTCTTCTACAGTAAAGACCCTGCCTACAATAATCTTGTTTAATATAGGATGGTCTATATTAGCATCAGCTGCAATAATTAAGGCTTTAACATGAGCAAAAAAGAACCAGTGATTGTATATTGGTCTCCATACTCTAACCCACACAGGGTTTCTTATGTTAACCTATTATGTGAGCCCCCTAAAAAAGTATTAACCACAATAGGATCACCCGTTTCTAATAAAAAAGCATCTTATCATAACTGCAGATCTCTTCAAAATTTAATGAAAAATACTTACATCATACCAGCACCACTGTCATCTAAATTAAAAATATCTGGATCTTTTGAAGAGCCATTTCTAACTACAGATAACAATCTATGGAATGCTAGAAGTGCTTCTTTAGATAAAAGATACTCTGTTGACTATGATTTTAGCTGGATCTTTTTTTCAGAAGAGCAGGTTACTCTTAGAGAGACACATCCATATATGCATAATACGGCTTTTTCAAAATCTGGATATCTAGCATCTGGATCATTTGAAATTAATAAATGGTTTAGGCCAATAAATATAACATTTAACTTATGGGAAGACCATAATTCTATTGAGGTTATTGAAAAAGAGCCATTATGTTATGTAGAGTTTGAAACATTAGACAACAGGCCAGTTATTCTTAAACAATTTGAATTGACAGAAGATATGTATAATTACTGCACTCAGGCTTTAATTACTTCAAAAAACATTCTGTCTTTTGAATCACTAGAGTCTTTATATTCTAGATTTATAGGTTCAAATAGACATAAAAAAATAGCTAAACTAATAAAGCAAAACCTACTATAAATTAACTTTCTTGCTCTGAGTATAACCACATATCTTCTGGCTCCACCCATATTTTATTTATCGAGATTGGCAGATTTAATTCTTTTATTGTTTTTATCAATTCTTTTTGTGAATTTGGACCGTATAATGTATTAATTTGTCCATTGATATTAAGGAGATAAAACTCTGCATATGGAGACCATGATGCATATAATCCTTGTCCTCCGCTTGCCTCCCATATAACTTCCCAAATGTCTACTTCTTCAATTGTAAGTTCACGAGAATAGTCCCAGTCTTTTTTAGGTGGTAGTTGCAATGTATTACTATCCATCCAGCTGGGTTCAAAGACTTCTCCGAAGTCAGTAAATATGTTATAGGTAGATTTAAATCTCAAATCTGGTATCTAACTATTACTACTCCAGATCCACCAGGTGATGTTATATCTCCAGAGCCGTGGCCTTGGCCACCAGCTCCTCCACCTAAATTGCTACTTGGAGGATTTAATGTTCTATTGGATTCGGAATGACCTGTTCCACCGCCACCGTTTCCACCTGCTCCTGGAGTATTTGCTCCACCGTTATGTCCTCCACCGCCACCTCCGCCGCCGTAAAAGGTATTAGAGCCAGAAATAGAATTTGCTATACCAGATCCTCCTGCTCCATTGGTGCCACCAGAACCTGGATAAGCTTGTCCAACTGCGCCTGCTCCGCCTCCACCGCCTGAAGCGTGTTGTGATGCTGACGGGTGGTTTGATCCTCTACCGCCAGAATTTCCGTAACCAGTAAATCCAGCAGGAGATGTTTGAATCGCAGAACCTCCGCTCTGACCACTTCCTGAGCAAGGTGACCAGCATGCTCCGCCTCCACCGCCTGATCCACCATTAGCTCCTGGTAAATTTGAGTTAGTTCCAGAACCTCCACCGCCACCAATTGCTGTTAAACTTCCAAAAGAACTATTGTTACCATTAGGAGCCTGACCACCATAACTATTTATAGTAGAAGTTGCACCTCCAACAACAACTGAATACGGATTTGCAGCTAATGAATAGTTGCTTGAATATATAATTCCTCCGCCGCCTCCGCCACCTCCATGTGCTCCGCCTCCGCCGCCTCCGCCAGCAACAACAAATATTTCAGCGTTAATTGGAAGGCCGTATGAATCTAAAGCAAAATTTTCTGTGCCAGATGTAAAAGTGTGTGTTCTATAACCGCCAGCGGTAGAAATTGTACCACCAGAAATCATAAACTTACTTCCAACACGTTTAGATCTTGATTGTGGCCCAAAAGAGCCTCTTATGCTGCTTACAAATGGCATTTATTTCTCCTTTAGAAGTTTAAGTTGTATGAACCCAAAACTATCCAGGCTCCACCTGAAGTTCTAAGTAATGTAAATGTAAATATGTCTAGTTTACCAGCAGATGATGTTGCAGTTGGAGCCGCACCTGCTGACCATCTAATTGTCTGAGAAGTTCCAGCAATCTGGAATGTTGTTGGAATATAACCAGTTGATCCCTGTGTAACAACAATGTTAATTGTCATTACCTTTGCTGAATCTGATGGAACATTTGTTGCATTAAATGTCATATTACCAGTTGGTGCTGTACCAATATAGTAAATGTTTCCTAGCGACCAATCAAGTGTTCCTACGTTTGATGCCAATGTAACATCTACAATTTGTTCACGCATCTCTTGAATATCTACTGTTCCGCTTAATGATACTGCTCCAGAGGCTGTTAATCCGCCAGGGGCTGTAATTAAACCAGAAGTATTAAGTGTTGTTGCTGTAATCCCAGCAGTTCGCAGATCTGCATACGCAAGTCCTGCACCTGAGAAGTTAACTACTCCAGCAGAAGGAGCTACGGTTGAATCTTTAAATATCTTTACTACACCGTCTGAGGCATCACGTACTAATCCTGCGTATTTAACTACACCGCCAGATGTGTACTCTCCAACAAGCCCTAGATCTATAGCATCTGATGTGTTTCCTGATCCTACACGAACGATTGGATCTGTTACTGTAAGGGTTGTCGTTGTGAGAGTTGTTCCAGCGCCTCCAAACGTAATGTCGCCTGCAATATTTACGTCGCCTTGAATACCAACGCCACCTACTACTGTTAATGCACCTGTTGATGGCGATGTAGAAGGAGTTGGAATTTCAATGTGTACACGCTCATCTGGAATAATGACCATTTGCTCATTACCAGAATCATATCCGCCTGCTGCAAATACAATCTTGTTTTCCGATCCATTGGCACCTGTTGCTAAGACAAGATTTCCTGCACCTGTTGTGCCAGATGGTGCTTCATAAAAAATATATCCATCATTTGGACCCGTAATGCCGAATGTAGCTTGGCTGAATGAAGATCCTGTAACACCCATATCAATCCAGCCTGATAAGTCATCTCCATTATTTGCATATGCAATATAATCTGTAGAAGAGTTAGCTGAATTATTATGAATAGCTATTTGAGCATAAGGAGATCCATTTAATTCAAATACTGCGGCAGCATTAGTTAGCTCTGCATTTATATTAAATGCTTTTGCGCCAGTTCCAAAAAAGATTTCGTCATAAATTTCAATTCCATCATCTGGAGTAAAAATCATTTGTTCGTTACCGCTTGTCAAACCACCAGAAGCAATAACAATGTTGTTTGAAAGACCTGTTGAATCAGTTGCAAAAACTAGCTTGCCATCGCCTGTAAATTTATTTATTTGAGAGTTAATAACGTTTGTTAAGGCCACGTTTCCAGAAGTATATCCTGCAGGTGTTGCAACAACAATCTGCGTTGTGCTTGGTGCTGAAACAACTGTATAGCGACCCTCTAATGTTGGAGCTACTGGAAGAATTAAATCAAAGATGACTCCAGCAATCATTGCATGTGGACCATCAGTAATAAGGTTTAGGTTTGAACCCGCAACGCTATACTGATCTACAGAGACTATACCAGCGATTGCTCCAGACATAAATACATATCCGTCGCCAGGTCCTGTAAGTGAAAATGTTGGATCATTAAATGATCCGTTAGTAATACCCATGTCTATCCAACCAGACTCATTTGTACCATTTGATGTATACGCAATAAAGTCTGCAGAAGATGATGCACCAGATCCTGTGTTAACCAATGCTGTTTGAACGAAAGATGTAGAGGATCCTTCAATACCAAGAGCTACGTCGGTTAAGTCTGCGGCTGTAATAAAGTCTGTAATGTCTGCACCAATTAAGAATGTATCAAATGAGTCAGACCAAAATGTTAGTGTGCCATCGGTCTTAAGAACCTTACCTGCTTGATTCTCTGTTGGAGGAATTTCTGATCCCTCAACCATGCGTGACCAATAAACTGTACTTGTAATAAGATTATTTGCTGATGGGATTTGATTAATGTATACCCATACAATATTGTTATAACGAACTACGTCATTTAGTTCGTATGTGTTTGCCTGTACCCAGTCGCCCTTCCAAATGAAGCGAATGTTTCCTAAATCGATTAATTGTGTTGCCATTTGCTATGCTCCTACCTCTACTAGTAAGTGTGTCGGATTCTCTGTATCCCATTCAAATTGTAATGGAATTGTCGTGAATATCCACTCTTTGTATTCGTCATTTTTACGAACTCGAATACCGTTCGAATATATACTACTCTGTGGAAGAACTACTTTAGATCCATCATCTGTTACCTGAAGATATAACCTTCCAAGATCATTGCTTGTTTTAAAACCGTAAAAAACTCCAATATCTGTTGCATTGCCTCCGCCGCTACTTTCTCCTGCAACAGAGTCCCACGTTGTGCCGTTCCAAGTCCAGGTTCTGTCGTCGGTAGCAAAAAGCTGTCCTACGACGGGATTGGCTGGAAAATCTAATGCTGGCATAGTCTAAAGTATAGCACGGTATATATTAAAATAACTAGGCCTCAGCCTGGCAATTATACTATTTATATACACGGCTACCCCCTCCTTTTTTAACTGATTATCGTAATGCTGCTATTTCTTCAGGCGTTAATCCAAGAGCAGCCAGTTTAGCTTCTGCAGACGCTTTAGCTTCTGCTTTAGCAGATTCTTCTGCTTCACGTTCTGCCCTTTCTAAATCAGCAGCTGCAATATCTGCTTCCATCTGTGATATTTCAGCATCTGTTAATTCAACTTCGATTTGTACAAAGCAATTGCCACATTTTGGATCGCAACCACCACAGCACATAACTGATTTTGTTAGCTTATTCATTTTATTTCTCCTTATGCTTTCTTTATTCCGTATACACGAATTGTTGTTTTTGCTGCAATATTTGCATTTCTATATGAGCTAAATACAAGTGAGGTAATTGCACTTGTTTCTGGATATAGGCTTGCGCCAAAATATCCACGGTATTCGTCAGCCCCATTTTGAACCGTTCCACCAGAAATTTTTATCAACTTTGTATTAGATGTAGATGTGTACTGTGGGATATAAAATCTTCCATTACTAAATGTATTTGCCGATGAATCTGCAGTAGTCATTGGAACATAGGGAGGATTGCTATCTATAAACCCATTTATATCGTTATTGACACCAGTACCATAAAGTACTTTCATTGTATAGTTAGTGGTTGAATAATTATTTGGTCTACAGTACAAAAAGTCAACACCGTTGCCTGTTCCAGTATGAGTAGAACGAGCAGAAACTCTAACCTGCAAGTCTGTATATGTTTGCGGAATATTGCTTAAAGTAATAGCACTTACTGTTCCTGTTGCTGTGTATGAAGAGATTAACTCATAAGTAATTGCCATATTAAGCCGCCTTTATCCCATATAATTCAGCCGTTGTTCCAACAACCCAAGTACCAGATGTTGCAAATAATTGAATACTTGAGATTGCAGAAGTTGATTGCCAGATTCCCTGAATCAGGTCGTTGCCGTTTTGAGATCCAGATTCACTGCACCATGACTTATGCTTATTACTTCCATAATTCAAGATATAGACCTCGTGGCAGCCAAAGGAGCTTGGGCTATCATATCCCCAGTTTGTCAAATAACCGCTTGTCAAGCCAACAAGAAAAGTACTGCCCTTACCGCCAGCAGTAGTAACATATAATGAACCCGTAGCATATGCAGCAGATGAATTATTGTTAAACCTAATGCGAACATCTGCATCGCCACTAGTTCTTTTTGCTTTAACAACTAAATATAAATCAGTGTAAGTATTACTAATATTTGTAAACTCTAAAGAGTTACTATCACTTCCAGTAATAGTTTGTGTTCCTAAAGAATCAAATGTTCTAGCCATTTAATTACCCTCCGATTCCATACAACGCAAAGTGTGACCCACTAATTATATTTCCACCAGTTGAAGTTAAAACCATAGAGCTAATAGCATCTGATGAATTATTCCATAGCCCCATTCTAGCAAATATTCCTTGCCCAATTCCGCTGGTGTCAATAGAGCCTCCAGTTAAAGTATGGTGTGTTTTAACTTTGTCGCTTGCAGCATAATCAAAAATATATGTTATTGTTGAAACAAAACCTGAAGTGCTATTTCCATACCATACTGGGCCAGCAATAGAAGTTAAGCCACGACTTGAAGATGTTCCTTGTAAAGAAGAGCTTGGTGTTCCACTAGAATAGACCTGAGACTTTGTGTAGTTAGTTCCAGAGTCTCCATTAAATCTAATATTTAGATCTGTATCATTATTTGTCAAAGCAAAATATGAGTGTAATTGAAGATATTTATATGTACTAGGAATACTATTAAAAGTAATAGTAGTTCCAGAACCTGATGCAGTTTGTGTAGCAATTGATTCAAATCCCAAACTTTGTGCTACATAAATTCCAAGTCCATAAGATCTAGCAGACTGTGTTGTCAGTAATGGCATTTAGTCTCCTTTATGCAAACTTTGTCTGTGATCCGAATACAGTAAAGGTTGCTGATCCTGTCTTAATAATTGTAAATGCATATGAATCTATAGAAGAAGCATTACCTGCAGATGGTGCTGTTCCGCCTTGCCATTTTGGAGTAACTGCTGCTCCATCAATTTGAAATGCTGATTGATAATATGCTGTAGATCCTTGAGTTGCTAAGAATACTACAGTGATTGAATCTCCTGTTGTCAGGATTGAATCTAAAGATGCGCTTGAACTTCCACGAACATTTAGTGTCCAGTTTGCTGAAGCATTTGTTGTGTAATATAAAACACCTTGAGTTGAAGCATCAAAATTGATTGTACCAGTTGCTGCGGTTGCTGAAACTGTAGTTCTTTCTTGTGGTGCTTTTAAAATATTGTTATGTAATGTTGCTGTATTTACTACTGGACTTGTTAAAGTTTTATTAGTTAAAGTTTGTGTTCCTGTTAATGTTACAGCACCAGTAATTGTATTACTTGCTGTATCAATTGTTTTATTTGTTAGGGTTTGTGAACCAGTTAATGTAGCAACTGTTGAATCAATTGCAAGGGTTACCGATCCAGAATTTCCACCACCGCTTAATCCTGTGCCAGCTGTAACTCCAGAAATATCTCCATCTGTTGCTGTATATGGAAGAGAGGTCCAGGCAGTAGTTCCATCTCCAACCTTTGTTTTTTTGGTATCTGTTTCAAATACCATTTCTCCCGCTGCCAATACGGGGTTTGCAGAGGTAAGAGCTGCGGCTGTTCCTCTTTTAAGCTGAATAATGGCTGACATTAAATTGTTCCTCCGTCAAACGTATTTGTTGTTGTACTAGCAATTATACTATATACTACACTATCAAGGATACCATCGATCTCTCCACCGTCATGAGATGTATTAGAGGCAGGCTCGGCGAGACCACTTGTAATGGTTCCATCTTCTGAATATTGTCCAGCATTTACCACTGACAATGTTGATAACTTAAGGGTCATTATACTACTCTCCATCCGTAACTAGATCCAGAATATAGCAATGAGACTCCGCCAAATGCCACGTCTATATCGAGATTCTGTACTGTTCCATTTATTTTATTTGAATTAGAGCTTAAAGTTATATTATTAATTGCTGCTGATCCTGTTGAATCATATACATATATTCCATCTCCCAATGCAGGGGATGCTGGTAAAGTTAATGTTCTAGCAGAACTTGTATCTACAAAGTATCTATGCGCTGACTCTAGCGTGATATTAGATGAAACTTCTAATGAAACTATAGAAGAGCCATCGGCACCATCAGCACCAGCTGGACCCTGTGGTCCTGCGGGACCAGTTGCGCCTTGCTGTCCAGTAAATCCTGGTGAGAACTCAACCCAGAAACTATCATGATAAATATATGCACGACCAGTTGCTGTGTTATACCAGACTTGTCCTGCCAATGGGTTTGTTGGTGGAGTTAAGCCAGGCTGAAAATCTCCTGGAATACCTTGTGGGATTGAAAAATTAAATATAGCATCAGATGTTGTTCCAACATTTTCTATTGTAGCATCTGATGAATATGATCCAGTTTCTACAGTTCCTACAGCAAGGGTCGATGCTCGACCAGTCTGTAGCTCAAAATCAAATATCGCATCGCTGGTAGTTCCTACATTTGTAACAGTTGATGGATTACCAAAATCTACATCTACTACATCTCCGATTTCAATTGTTGATCTCGGTCCCGCTGGAATTTGGAAATCAAATACTGCATCGCTTGTGTCCCCTGAATTTGTTACAGTTGCTGGATTGCCATCTAATACAGTTGTTACTTCACCAACTTCTATTGTTGCCGCTCTACCTGCGGGAATCTCAAAATCAAATACTGCGTCAGATGTGTCTCCAGAGTTAGTTACTGTTGGAGGCTGTCCATATAAAACATCTTCTACCGTTCCAACCTCAATGGTTGCTGCACGACCTGCAGGAATTTCAAAATCGAATACAGCATCGCTGGTATCTCCGCTATTTACTACTGTTGGCGGATTTCCAAATAATACTGTGTCTACTGTACCTACTTCAATAGTTGAAGCACGGCCTGCTGGTATTTCAAAATCTAATATTGCGTCTGTTGTTGTGCCAACATTTGTAATTGTTGGAGGCTCACCAAATAGTACAGTAGTTACTGTGCCAACTTCCATTTCTCCAGTATCGCCCTTATCTCCCTTTTCAATTACTAGTTGCCAATTAGGAGTAGATGGAGCTGTGCCTGCTGGACTATTTACTTCATTTAATCTCCAGAGAGATCCTTGATATGTTACGCCATCGTTTTCAAGATAAGAAACACCTGAGTTCCAGGCCCCTTGATATTCTAGGAATGCTGGACCTTGAGGACCTGTTGCACCTGTTGCAACTGCTTCAACCCAGTATGAATCATAATACACATATAATTTTGCATTTACTGTATCAAACCATGCGTCGCCTTCTGTGGGTAATGCAGGAGCAGTTGCAGATACTGTAACTCCTCCACCTGTTCCTCCGCCGCCTCCGCCGCCAGAGCCAGAAATTTCTACCCAGAATGCTCCATCATAAATATAAAGTATTGCTGTATCTGAATCTAGCCATAGATCTCCAACATTTGGATCAGCTGGAGCGGTAGAAGAAATATCAGCAGATGTTCCACCTGTTGATGTTAAACTTAATTCTTTATTTACTGAGTCATACTCTACAGTTATATTTGTATGTGTTCCATTTGTGATAATTGCTGCTGCAGTATCTTGAATACGCTCATCAATATCTAATTCTGTTTGTGGGACAAATCCATTTTCGTCTAGAGAAGCAACTCCATCAGGATTTCCAACATCTGATTGTGGTACATATGTATCTGGCAAAGAATTTCCGAGACTTGCGACGGCTTCATCGGTATACTCATTTGCTGTTGTAATAGCATTTGTTATAGCAGTAGAAACTGTTGTTGCAAAATTTGAATCGTCATTAATTGCTGCAGCAATCTCATTAAGAGTATCTAAAAGCCCTGGGGCAGCATCTACTAGATTCGATATAGCCGTGGTTACATAAGATTGTGTGGCTATTGAAGATGTGTCAACAGATAAGGTAATTGTATTTGCTTCATCATCGTACGATTTTACTATACCTGTGCCAGCCGTTAATGCTGTAGCAATTGCATCCATAGCCATTTCGTTGCTATAGGTTGCAGATAGGTTTATTTTGTTATTGTCATCGTCATATGTGACGGTAATTCCAGAATGAGTTCCAGCGGTTAAAACTCCACCGACTATATCTTGTATTGCTTCTGTATCTACAGATCCGCCTTCAAGGGCGGCAACTCTGTAGTCAAGGCTTGTGGCTACGGCAGAACCGTCGACGCCTACCTTAGCCTGCAAGGCCTCAATTGCATCGTTGGCATTAGCGTGTTGCGCTGAATGCGAAACCGCTTGTACCGAATCCGTAGATTGCGGGTTAACTAGAGAATCTAAATCCTCTGGGAAATTTGTTGCCATTTACGTATACCTCTTCCCTAATTATACCTTAAATTATTTATTATCTTAACTTGAAGTCATGCCAATACGGTAGCCTTTTTTATAGTGAGCCATAGGCACTGACTCTTTTTCTTTTATCAACTCGATCTTCTGTTCAAAAAACTCTCTATCTGTATTAATCTCTGCCTCCCAGTCTTCTCTTTTTATTGGAATAATTGACATTATTGGAGTGCCAGCTTCAATAACACCTTCAAAATTATCCTTAATGTGGAAGCTCACGTTTCCAGGCAATGGGTACACATCGTAGTCTGCTAGACCAGAAACGGTACTAAATGGTAAATCGTATCTATTTATTGGATGGGTGATCATAGCAGACCAACCTTCTGGCATTTGAAAGCCCCAATACATTTGCCATCCGAAATGTGCCTGATAGTGTCCGCTTGGAACTGGCATCTCATGAAGGACTCGATTTGCGACTGGCTCCATGTCATGATTCCAAGATAGTCTTGGAAGACCATCTATAATTTTAACATTAATATCTGTATGCAACAAGTAGTGGTATCCTGCCGTCATTGCATCATAATACGGCATACAATGTTTCATACTTAGAAATACATTATTTCTATTAGCCTCCCCGTTTTTAAACTTTTCAAGGTCTCCGTCGCCATGAAATCTTGGCATATCTTTCCAGTAGGGTGCTATATTTTTTCTAGCTGCTGCTGGAGGCATGAGCTCTTCAGCTTTTCTATCCCAAGGGTAAAAGGTAATTGTATTAGGCATTTAAACTCTTCTCTAAATCATACAGGGCTTTTGCGGCTGGGAACTTATCGCCAGTCTGTTCAACAATATTATTTAAATCTTTATAAAACTTTTTGTAATCTATTCCAGAAACTTTCTCATATTCATTCAACAACTCTATCGTTGGAGAGCCATACTCTCCTAGTATTTGTCCAGTTAATATTTGCTTATTTCTAAGAGTTCCAGCAACAACCTTATCTCTAAAAGAGATACCCTTTTCATTCTTTTCTAAATATTTTTGCTTCCATGAATTTGGAACATCCCTGCCCATTGTATACATCTCTCTAGTCCATAAAACATGATCTTTTATATTAAATATTCTATAGCCTCTTGTCCAGGCAAGCATAGCTATGACATTTTCTTCGTGGTAGGCAAGTTGTGGATCATACTTAACATCATTTACAAAACTACCTAACGTAAACAAGAAATGTCCAGATATTAAATAGTGCTTTTCATAATCAGCGTTTTCAAACTTTGCCCTTGCTGCTGCTGGTGAATTTAATGCTTCTATACCATATACAAACATTTTATATTTTTCTTGATCTTCCATGCCAATAGCCTCTGGGCTATCTTTAGAGACAAGTGACCAGTTTGGATATTCGCCTTCCCAATCTTCATTTTGTGCCATTGTTAGTTTTTGTCCACTTACTCTGTCTCTATAGTAGTATGGAACATATGTTGATATTATTGGTTTATCAGCTATCTTTCTTATGTTATTAAGATTATTTATTAATTTAATATCCCAGTCTTTTTTAAATACAGTATGGGCATCTATCTGTAAATAGTACTCTTCTCCGTCGTACAGGGTTGATGCTAATCCTCGTGCTACTCCAAGACCTAGCCCAACCATTTCATTATTTTTTATATATTTTACATTCTTAAATATTGATAGATCTGGAAAATTATTATCTGTATATTGCATAACAACACCAGCATAAACATTATCTGGATTATTAGCCTTAGAAAAAGCGGTGCTTAAAGTATCTAAAAGATCCTCTTCGTTATATGCTGCTACATTTATAAAAATATAACCATTTTTCATTTTACCACTTACCTAAAGGACAACTTGCGTTTTCTAGTTTTGTTTTTAAAGTCATGATGCATCCACATTTTTTACATTGCTTAGTTAAATTAATTAACTCTGGGCAAGAATTGCATATGCCCATTCTTTCTTCAATCAAAGACTCGTCTTCTAAATATTTATCTGGGTTTAGGGCATGCCAGGGTCTTGATTCGCCAAGATTTTTTTTATACTGTTGCCAAGCCGATAGCTTTTCTTCTGACAAAACTACTCCTCTGGAGATAAAAACTGGGTTCCATTCCATATCCACCCAGGCTGTACATTTAAAGAAGAATCAAATTCTATAATATCTGGATTAGACTCTAAACCAGCACATACCATTGATATAAAATCTTCTGACATTATGGTTTTATCTAATGTATAGAATCCTATTACTTCATTTCCTACTATACCAGCATACTTTATAACATCTGGATTGTCAATAGGACTTTTTGGTAATGGCGTCCTCATTTCTAAATCTTCTGGGTCATAAAAATTTTCTCCATCAAATAAGCATCCGCTCCTTAATTGTGAATATTCAATAGTTTTTTTAAAAATAAGCCCAGATCTTAATCCAGCAGACCATTTTATTCCAGTTGGGTTATCTTCTGGAAGACCTAAAGTATCAAAAACATCTCCGTCTGCAACTAAAGCAAACATATTATAAATTGTCATTTTTTCTCCTTAACATAAGTATGATCCTAGATTTGTACATGCACATGACGAGTTATATCTTCCAAGTCTTATACATGGATCTGGACAACAATTACATAAACTGCAAGATGCGGTTACTTCACAGGTTCCACCAACAGTACATCCTGGAGATGCATAATAAACTGGTGCAGCGTAGTACTGAGGTGCTGCATAGTACTGGGGTGCAGCGTAGTACTGAGGTGCAGCGTAGTACTGAGGTGCTGCATAGTACTGAGGTGCAGCGTAGTACTGAGGTGCTGCATAGTACTGAGGTGCAGCGTAGTACTGGGGTGCAGCGTAGTACTGAGGTGCTGCGTAGTACTGAGGTGCTGCATAATATTGTGGAGCTGCGTAATATTGTGGCGGTGCATAATAAACGGGTGCAACATAATTATAATAAACAAAAGAAATGCTAGTTCCAATTAAAACTGTATCTTCACTAGATGTATCTTGAGATTGAATATAATTTGTTAATCCTGAATCTGATGTATTTGTTGTTGATTCTGAATAATTAAGTCCAGCTGCTTGAATTGCTGTTATTGCTTGAGATCTTGTTAGTCCTGACAAATTAGGGACATTAACTTTTCTTACGCCACTCCTTTTATATTTGCCAGTTCTTCTACGCATTCTATGCGCTCAGATCGCCCAATACAACCCAAGAATTAAGTGCTCGTTTAATAAGTGTAGCGCTGCTCCACTGAGTACGTAATTTTAATCCAGGGGTGGCATTAGGAGTAAATGAAGTTCCAGCTATAGTAACTTGTGAAGCACCTGTCTGTAAAATATCGCATGTAAATCCTACAGGGAAAGAAGCGGAATCTGTTATTGTTAATGTTCCGCCTGCAGACATTTCAATAAGTCTATTAGAGTCTATCGGCAAAATAGTGTAGCCTGCAGATTTAGAATTTATTGTTATTGTATTATCAGACTGCACAGAAATTGATCCACTCATGGATGAATGGAACTGGCAAGCATAATAAAGATTATCTGGGGCATCTTGAGGAAGCTCTACTAGGATATGACCTGCTTGTGCTCCGCCATTTGTTATTCCAGTTGAATATACGTTGCCTGAGCTATAAGCACCTGACACTGTTTGAATCCAGAATGGGTGTCCTGTAGCATTAACATGTATTCTATATTTCTTACCTTTTTCAAAAGTGATTAATCCGTTAGATACACCGTTTACTAGATAAGCTCCAGATCCAGAGTTTGTAATATAATAATCAACCGAAGGATCTGATAGGTTTAACTTTAAATCTAATGCTGTCTGTGTTGCAGTTGATACTGGCTTATTTGCATCTGTAGTGTTATCAACATTTCCTAGATCCACCATTGATTTTGTAATACCTGAAACTGTTCCAGTAAAAGTTGGTGAAGCAATTGGTGCTTTTGCACCCAATGCCGTTGTGACTGTAGATGCAAAAGATGCGTCATCATTTATAGCCGCTGCGAGTTCATTTAAAGTATTTAATGTTGTTGGAGCAGTGTCTATTAAATTAGATATCGCTGTAGAAACATAAGACTCTGTTGCAAAGTCTCCGTCTGTTAAAGCTGCATTAAATTCTACCAATGTTCCGCTAATAGCATTTCCGCCTACAGTTATATTAAATCTTGTTCCGCCAGCATTTGTTGCTAAACCAGAAACATATCCAATTCCAGAAGTTGCTACTGATATAACGCCAAGGGAGCTAATGTTTATTCTTCCGCCTCTGTCTAGCCCTGCTTGATAAATTGGTATATTATTCTGACCAGCTAGACCCTCAATATTATCTACAGCCGAGATAGAAGTAATTCCAGTGCCTAGACCAATTACTTTATTTGTTAAAGTTTGAGCCGCAGTATTTCTTGTAACTTCTGATGCAAGTTCTGAGTCTGGAATCTTTCCATTTGAATCTAATGAAGCTACACCGTCTACTGCGCCAACATCTGATATTGGCACATAGTTCTCTGGAAGAGAGTTACCTAATCCTGCAACTGCCTGGTCTGTATACTCATTTGCATCCGCAATATCTCCCATAGTTGCAATATGGTTGTTTGCAATGGTTGAATCATTTAAGTATGCTCCACCTACACCATGTTGTAATACTAAGTTTTGATCTGCAACAATAGCAAACACATCGTCTCCTGGCTCTCCACTAATTCCAGAAACAATTAGCGTTCCACCTCCTGGACCATGTAAAACTCCATCTGACCCAAATTGCCAGTAATTATCCCAAGACTCTTCATGACTAAATACATGAGCTGCTCCTCCAACAAATGATGCTGGTTCTCCATTTAAATTTGCTGTAATAGTTTGTAGACCAGAACTTGGTGAGTCTGTTGTAACAGAATCAACAGTGACTATATCTCCGCCTGGATAAAACATCGTATCGCCTACATAAATATTTGCTGTATTGCTAACTACAAAAGAAGTGTTGCTTGTTTCGTTTAAATTTGTATAAGTGTTAATAATTGTTTCTGGTCTTGTACTAATATATACAGATCTTGCTCCGTCAGATACACGAACATTATTTCTTTCTCCACCAATAAATAGATCTGCACCTGAAGCATCTTGAGTTCCACCACCACGAATATGAATGTGGTTTGGAGCTGTAGGATCAATAATTAAATACTGATCTGTATTAATGTCTGCATCTGGAACTAACTCTATTGTTCCATTGCCATATCCGTCACCAGATGCTGTTCCAGCACCAATAATCTGTACGCCATCAAATGTGATATCTCCAGTATTAGTACCATTAGAAGAAGGGTCTATAGAAGGAAGACTAGCCCATAGAGTTGTTCCGTCTCCTATTTTAGTTATTTTATTTGTTAAGTCATAGCCAAACTCACCAGACAATAATGGTGTTGTACGGGCCGCCCATTGTGTAGCAGTTCCTCTTTTTACTCTTATTGTAACTGACATTATGGTGTACCGCCGTCAACAACACCAGAGGCTGGAATTTCTACTGAGTCTACAGAGAACAGAGATCCATCATATGTATGAACGTGATCTAATAGTCCTGTAACTGCTCCTGAATTAACTGGATTCCATTGTGTTCCATCATAGAATCTTAGCTCTTCCGATATTGTATTGTAATAAATATCTCCAATACGTGCTGATACTGGATCATCTTCTAAAGCTACTGCATGTAAAGGGACTAATCTTTTTACAGACACTTATTGCCCCCTTTATCCTACGATAACTACTTTATATGCTCCAGAAGCAGGTGCTGCTGTAAATCCTATTGTCACCTGACTTGTAGAATTTCTTACTACATCAGTTTCTACCGTATCGTATGTTGCTGCATCATAAACTTGAACCTGAACTTCACGAGTTCCGAGGTTGTGTGTAATTGCGTATGTTAAAGCTGCTCCGTCACCGATTGTAGCTACATATTTACGAGCTATATCGTGATAAGATCCTCCAACAAGTCCTACCTGCCACTTATCTGCTGTTTCGCTCCATAGAAGTTCAGCATCTGCTTCAGTTCCACGATGTACAACAATTCCAGCATCAAGAGAGGGTGAGTTCTCTTCTGGCATACTAGAGTTAAGATTAATCTTATTATCTGAGATATTAACTTGTGTTGAGTTTACTGTATTAATTACACCAGTAACGTTTAGGTCTCCGCCAACGTTAAGGTTATTGGTAATTGTTACATCATCTGGCAAACCAATTGTGATTGCCGCATTTTCTGAACCTGAGCCAGAAACAGTAATTTCATTTGTAGTTCCAGCAATTGTTGCTACATAGTTACCAGTTGTCTGTGTTCCAAGGTTTACATTCTTGATAGATACAGCACCAGTTGTTACTGTAAAATCTGCGTCTGCAAATGATGCGACACCCTTATTAGTTGTGCTTGCATCTTCACCAGCAATTGTAATTGTGTTATTTGTTACTGCAACATCAATTCCTTCTCCGCCAGATACTGTTAATGTGTCTGTAAGAAGATTTACTGTGTCAGTTCCTGTATCACCTGCGATTGAAAGTGTTGTTGCTACGCTTACAGTTCCTGCTGCTGTCAAACGACCTTGAGCGTCTACTGTAAATGTAGGAATTTCTGTTGTTGATCCATATGAACCAGGTGTTACGGCTGTATTATCTAAATCTATTGTTGTGATTCCTGTAGAATCAACATATGTCTTAGTTAAACCAACTCCGCCTTCTACATATGTCCCAATTGCGTCTGTAATTACTTCTAGAGAAGCATTCATTGCTACCCATGGACCATTTGGTGCTGCTAGTCCATTGTAGTAGTACATCGTGTTATTCGATGTGTCATAGTAAATTTGTCCAGTAACTGCAGCTGATGGTGCAGAGCTTAACCCCTGGATGCGGGCATTCTGAAGTTCATTCTTGTTAAGATTGATATCAGTTACAAATAATCTTGCCATTTTCTACTTCTCCCTTAAGACAGGTATGCTGTCCCACCGAATGGTTGAGCCATAGTCAGTGTAATTTTGTTAATACTATTATAGTCTATTCCAGTTTCTAATATGTCCCCAGCGCTGTTTTTGACAGTTACATTTGGGTTATACCCCATATTATGGGTAATCTCAAGAGCCCAGTAAGTTCCTTGATCAGTGACCTGATTAATTGAGAACGGATATGTAAGAGTGCTTGTACTTAGTGGATATGCGGTAGCTCCAGCCCAAGTAAGGTCGTTTGGCTTTGGCCCATAAAAATATGTAGTATTTTTGTCATAATAGAAATCTCCTTCAAGCCCTAGGTTTTCTGCTGGGACTCCATTGCCATTTAATATTGTTTTACCTCTTGGACCTTGTGGACCAGAAGTAGAAATTACAATATCGTTAACGGTTTCTGTAATTACAACTTTAGGAATACTATCATTATTTACAATTGGCATTAGATTGTAACCGATCTACTTAATGTAATAAATCCTTCAAGCAACTTTATTTTATTGCTATTGGAATCTATAAGCATTATGTCATATGAAGATTTTGGATAGAACAATTTATTAGTTTGAGTTGGAGTCATCTTAATGGTTAATTTGCCAAGGGCTGGGTCAATTGTGATTCCGCCAGTTGGTGAAGTTAATGTAAATGCTAACTTACTTCCACCCTTTGTATCACGAACCTGCATCTTTGCAGATGCACCAACAAGAGATATCGGATCGTCATTAGGATCCTTATACTCTAAAATAAATGAAAAGGTAGTATTTTGATCTACTTCCCAGTTTTTCTGTCCTGCCATTTGCCAAATCTCCTAAATAGGAAAACTCCTATGCTCATTTTAGCATAGGAGCCGTCCTAATTGATTTTAGTTTTTACTTCTTTGTGAAGCCAAAAGATGGCTCATTTGTATTAAGAGCCTTTAAGATAACGGGCAGCACTGCTGCGATTCCGCCCTTAATTAGGTCTCCTGGGTCAGTGTTTCCAGTCATGTAAAGAGCAATGGTTGCACCCAAAAAGTGACGACCATAGCTTGACAATGCTGCGAGAATTTTCTCCTGCATAGTTACCTTTCCATCATTGTTAAGATCTTGTTTCATTAGATCCTCCTATTTCTGGGCGTTGTGCCCAGGAATTTTGGGTATTACCCCAATATCTATTATATACCTATTAAGCGGAAATGTCTACAATCTCACAATTTCCGTCTGATGTACACGCAAGTGTGGCATTTGTAGATGTGCCATCTTCTGTCTCATAGAATGATAAATCTTCCCAACGAATATCGTTAGGCATTTTTGCAAGCAAAGATTCATACTCTTCTTTAGAAACTTCCTGATAAGGAGCTTGCTTATATGTATGATCTGAATGAGGCAGAAATGAAATACCTGAAACTTCATCAAAATGCTTGTATACCCAAGCACCGACTTCCATCCACTCATCTTCTTTTACAGAAACTGTAATTGAAGGCTTGTGTTCACACCATGCACGTTGATAAACTAACCAAGTGTTTAAGTGATCTAATGCAGTAAGATCAGATCTTGTAATTGCGCCTTCTGGTGCCTTTACTGGAAATGAAAATACGTAAGTATCATTTGGCTTCATTACATCATCTTCTACTGGAATTCCAACTTCCTTTAAAAATGTGGAGATTGGATCTCCCTTTGAGCCACGTACTGTACGAATGTAATACTGTGAATGCCATGGATGCATTCCTGAAGATACCCCGACCAATTGAGACACTGTTCCAGAAGGCTTTACACATGTAATAGCTGCAGACTCAGGAATCCCAATTTTCCCTGCCTCTTCTTTGTTAATTGCTCTTGCCTCTTCACGCAAATCTCCAAGGACCTTTTCTAGTTTATCAAGACCTTGCTTTCCTGAGAAAAACTTATGTCCGAATTGTCCTGTTAAAGAAACTCCAAGTAGGCGTTCCTCTTCTGTATTGTCTTTCCAGATTTTACGAAGATACTTAAAGTCTGTTAGCGTTGCTTGCCAAGTCCCAAGTATTGTAGCAAGGCGTACTTTGTCTGTAACATCTTCAACTGTGTCCTTTTCACGTAATACGACTTCTGAAAGATTACAAAACTGATAAGGACGGAGAATAATTTCTGAACATGGGTTTGTTCCATAATGGATTTCAGGGTCTCTACGACCATATTTAGCTGCCTGCGCCTGCGCTGCTGCGACATTATAAATTCCACGTTCGCCAGACTTTGAGTCATAAAGGTTTTTCCATTCTGCAATAAACTGCTCCATCTCTGGCTTGCGTGAATATGCAACAGAGTTATTTGATAATGCACGTTGTGTATTGTTTTCCCACCAGTTACCAGACTTTGCTGCTGCCATTTCAATATCATTAATATTAGAAAGAGAGATCATTGCTGAACGACGAACTCCACCTACAACAACAACTTCTCCAATCTTGCACATAATATCGTGTGCTTCGATTGGCTTTAACTGACGGCCTACTGCATTTTTAAACTTTGCAATTGTAAAATCAAAAAGATTTACCAGTGGCTGTGGACCAGATGATCTTCCACCCATTGTCTTAAGACGTGCACCTGCTGGACGAACTTTACTAACATCAATTGCTGGGATGTGTCCTGTCCAAAGCAATGCAAGTAGTTCACGATATGCCTTTGCCCAACCTTGCTTTGAATCTTCTACAACAATTACTGTATCTGACTTTTCAAATGAGTCTGGAACGGCAGGAAGTTTATTAACATACTTGTATTCAACAGAAAACCCTACACCTGTTCCGCACATTAAAATATACATTGTTTCATCAAATGATCTTGGATTATCTACTGGGACAAATGAGCAGTTATAGCCTGCCACATTATCTCTTTCTAATGCTGCACCAGAAGTCATTACTGATCTCATTGATGGCATTACGTTTCTATTAAATACTGCTTCTTTTAATTCCGCAACTAATTTATCTGTTGGCTTATAGTTGTGATTCTTTTCTAGATGACCTAGCATAAAATCAAAATATCGATCTACTGTCTCGCCCCAAGTTTCACGACGACCTTCCTCTGGAATCCATCTCGCATAACGAGATAACGCAATGAAATTTTCATATGGGTTTGCAATAGTCTTTGACATTTTTAGTGACACCTTTTCTCCGCCTTGCGGTTTATATAAATTTTGAGTTGAAATCCAATTCTACCAAACTTTAATCTAAAGGGGAAGGGGTTATGAAAACTTTTCCTCTAAATGCTCAAAGGCATTCTTAGTCAACTTAATCCAATTAAACTTTTCATGCATTCCAGTTGACTGAGCAAAGTAATATCCTGAATATGCTTTAAAATTTTCAGTAGCATCTAACATTTTATTTGCTAGATCAATTTCATCTGGTTTAAACATTTTTCCTACATGTGCATCGCCAACTGCTTTAGGCAAAGTCTCATTGGTTAGTGTAGACTTTAATTTAAGTGGTCCTATAAATTCTTTATATTCTGCCCACGGATAAGTTGTAATTACTGGCATGCCGCTTGCAAGCGCTTGTGCTGGAATAAAGCCAAATCCTTCTCCCCATGTGGGATAAACCAAACAATGATGGCGGTGATAAAGATTTACTAAATTCTCTATCTCATACTCTTCTGTAATTATAGTTATATTACTATATACATCAGTTGGTGAAACTAATCTAGCATATCTATCATATACTCTTAATGTATGACTATTATGAGCTTTAATTGTTAAATGATACTTTGGATTATTTCCAAATAGCTTAATGAATGTATCCACTACTAGTTGCCCGCTTTTTCTTGGGGCAGGTTCTCCTACATGTAAAAATCTAAATGTATTTCCAAGAACTCTCTTGTGCGGGGTCCAGACTTCTTCTATGCCATGTGGATAAACTGTTATATCTTTATTAACGCCGTTATTTTTATATACTTCTGAATTCCAAGTTGAAGTTGCCCAAACTTCGTCACAATCATTTAATGTATCTACCCAATCTGGTCGCATGCCAGTTGATTCCCATGGTGTATATCCAATTTGATATTGATTTTTATGTCTTTTGTATAAATGTGGCTGAGTAAAATTTAATTGTATTTGTGCATTTGGATTTGACCAGCTTACAGTATGCCCTAAAGTTTGTAATGATTTAACCATATGCTGTGCCGCATAACCAAAACCCACTGCTGGATTTAAGCCTGATCTTGGTATATACAATGAAATATTCATATTAGTTTCTGGTCAACTGGCTTGACACCTACCGTCAAGTAATGTTATGATTATAGTTCGTTATCTCTAAAGGAGGAAATGCCAATGGAGAATATCAAACAACGTTTGAGCGAAGTTGCTCATAACTGGACGTATATAGGAATGATAACATTATTTCTGTTCACTGTCCAGCCTGGGCCAACAGCAACTCAAGCATTGCAGGTAGAAGTACCTGTGAAATCAACAGTACAACTTAAGAAAGAAACCTTAGAGAAGTACAGCACTACTGTGTACAAGCCTTCTGAGATGCTAACAGACGGAGAACTAAAAGAACTCCTATCAGCTGTTGGCTTTGAAGGAAAAGCCCTTAAACAGGCTTGGGCTATTGTTAAGGCAGAGTCTAACTCAAGACCTATGGCTTACAATGGTAACAGGAAAACTGGAGACAGTTCCTACGGAATTTTTCAGATTAATATGTTGGGTGAACTCGGCATTGATCGTAAAGAAAAATTTGATCTAAAGTCAAACATCTTATTGTTTGACCCAGTAATAAACGCAGAGATAACGTATTATATGACTAAGGGCGGCTTAGATTGGTCATCCTGGTCTTCATTAGGTGGAGACCGTTATAAGGAATTTTTAAATAAATTCCCGAATTAGAAAGGAAGGTACATGAAGATACAGTACGTGTCTAAGTACCTTTTGCTCGCAGAGAAGGGCCTTGTTCCTAGACTTGAATGTCCCATGGATCAGGGCCCTTTAATGTGCAACGAAACAAATGAGGGTATAATTTATCTATACTGTTTATCTTGTCAGTATAAAAACAATATGGGATTGGAATTTTATGGACAACTTAAAGAATCCGTGGACAGAAATTCAAACTAACGGCGGAACAATAAAGGAAACTGACGCCATGGGGCGTGAAAAGTTTTGGGAAGATTTAGGAAGACCCGATGACGGAAAATAACGAACAGCCACAAAATTTAGAAGATAACCTACCAATGGTTAATTATATTATGCTTCATCGCATTTATGACCTGCTTACTATTATTGCAAATAAACTGGTGGGTCCAGAAGACGTATCTAAAATGGTTGAATATCATAACCAAGGATATCTGCTTGGGCCAACGCCGTCATTTACTCCATCAGAAACCGATGAAGAGACTATACGTTGATCAAATAGCTCGTGCTATGA